TGACCGCGCGCCCGTCCAGCGGCACCTCGGTGCCGTCGAGCGTCAGGAGCTCCATCGCCGAGAAGAGCTTGTTCCACAGCGCCGGGTCCTTGCCCTGCCAGCTGGCGAGCCCCTCCTGCAGGTACTTGTAGGCGAGCGCCTTGGCGTCGCGAAACTTGGCGAGCTCGGCCCGGAATTTCGGTGTCGACAGCGGATCGATCGCGCCCCAGGTCTGCGGGGTGGTGAAGTCCTTGTTGATGATGTTGAAGTCGCGCCCCTGCGCGCCGGCACCCTCCGGCGGGATGCCCATCATGTCGAAGAACTCGCGCGTCCAGCCGGCGCCGCCGGGCGGGCCCTCGCCCAAGGCCGCGCGGATCGTCTCGCGGGTGCCCTCGTCGAGCGGGTCGTCGCCGGGAGCGGCGGCGTCGCCTAGCTCGTCAGACGCCCTTGCCGCAAGGCTACTTGGTGTTCCGGCTCCTGCAGGCGCCGCTCCACGGTCTCGATCGCCATTCGGACCTGCAGGTCCTGCTCTTCCGGGGGGATTGCCTTCATCCGCTTGAGAAAGTCGAGCAAGCTGCGCGTCGGGGAGAACGGTCCGGGTGGAGTGATTAAGTGCATCGCTCAGCCTATCCTCTGCATCCCAGACCTTCTTGAGGCCCTGCGGATCGTTAACGTTCCATGAAAACTGCGCGCCCTGGCCGATCTTCTGCAGGATCGCCTTGGTCGCATTCCGAAGGTGGGGATAGAGCTTCGGGTCGAGCGTCCGCGACGTCTCGTAGTCGATCAGACCGGCCGCGTCCAGCACCCGGTTCTGCATGTCGAAGAGAAGCTCGTTGCCCTCGAGCCAGGTGACCTTCTTCTGCCGGATCAGCCGCCGGATCACGGGGGCGACAGACTTTTCCGCCTGGTTAGCCAGCGCCTTCATCGTCTTCTGCGCGGTCTCGAGCGGCATCGCGCCGAAATACTGCCGGCCAAAGGGCGCGATCCGCGCCGTGTCCATTTTGCCCGACGGCGAGTGGGACGAAATGCTGCGGGTACTCGGGTTCGGCAGGAGCGTCAGGTCGACGTCGCTGATCGGCACATCGGTCGGGTGGTTGTGGATGATGTCGATCGGCACACTGCCAAAGCGCATCTTCTGCGAGAGGTTTTCGGGCAACGTGATCGCGTCGAACTTGCCGGTGGTGCCGGCGCCGTGGATGTTGCCCTGCTGGTCGAGCGCGACGTAGTGCTCGTTGCCGGTCGCCTCGCCCCTGTTCATCACCCACTGCCGCGCCGTGGCGTGGCCGCTGGTGTCGCCACGGGTTGCGGCGTAGTTCTTGTAGGATCGCCGCATGTCGCGGTACTGGCCGCCGGTGATCGCCGACAGTTGCTGCATGATCGCGATCATGGCCGGGTCGTCGGTCGGCAGCACCTTGCGCGACGCCAGGTCCTGCGGCTCGCCGAGCTCCTCGCTCTGACGCGAGGCCATTTCCGCCGGGGTGGTGATGTCGACAATCGGCCGGCGCTGCAGCAACCGGGTCAGCACCGGCACCTGGGTGGCGCCGGTCGGGATGTACCAGCGCGAACCCTCCTGGTAGAGGCCCATCGCCTTGAACTCTTCGCGCATCGTCCACGCGGCGCTGCCGGTCGCCAGCAACTCCATGCGGTTCTCGCCGCCGACCCGCGCCCGGCGGATACGCCACTCGTTCGCCAACTGGGCGACCGCGCCCTCGCCCATGATCCGCTGCGCCGCCTCTTCCGGCGTGTACTGCTTCATCGCGTCGTCGGCGCCCAGGTTCGTCAGCGTCTCGCGGATCTTCCCCTCTTCCACCGAGCGCCCCAGGATGCGCTCGCCGGTGTCGGTGACCTGGGTGCGCAGCACCTTGGTCGCGCCGCCGAGCCGGTCCCAGATCGGCAGGATCGCGCCGGTGATCAGGTGGTGATCCCGGGTTTCGTACTCCGGCACCTTCGTCAGCGCTTCGTCCCACCACTCACGCGCCCGGGCCACCTCCGAAGACCCCGGGAGCGCCAAACCGGTTCCTTCGATCCGCTCGTAGCGCTGGCGCCCTTGTACCCCGTCGATGTTCTGGCGGGGCCGCAACAGGTTGTGGGTCTGGTCAGTGAGCCGGTACTGCGGCACCTTGTTACCGGTCTTCTCGTCCGCGCCATCCGGGCCGGCGGTGACGGCGAAGACGCTCCCCGTCTGCTTGTCGCGGATAAACATGTGCGGCACTTCACCGCGCGTCATGCGCCGCCCGGCATGAACGTCGTCGAACGCAATCGGGTTGGATTTCTTGGATACCTTCAAGCGCACGTACTTGGTCTCGGCGCCGCTCGCGGGATCGGTATAGACGGTGCGCTCCTCGTCCTTATCGATGCGGTCGCCCCTCAGCGTCTCGGTGCCGGCATCCAGTGTGCCCTTCGCCGCCGCGTTCTCGTTGGCGTCGAGCAAGCGCTTCTCAAAATGCGCGAAGACCGTGTTCTGCTGGTTGAACTTCAGTGACAGGAGGCGGTTGAGGAACTGCCGGATGTCGGGCGTATTCTTTAAGAGGCCGCCGCTGCTGTCGCGCAGTTGCAGCCCGGTCGCCTGTTCAAACTCGCCGATCTTCATCCCCTCGATGTCGCCCAGGTAGAGGTCGCGGAAGAAGTTGTGGAGGCCGGCGATCGCTTCCGGGCTCTCGAGGTTGTCGTTGGAGGAGAACATGCCGCTCTCGCCGGCACGGCGCTCGCCCTTGGTGAGCGCCCCCAGTTGCGAGAGCCTGCGGGCGATCGAGGAAATAAACCGCTTCTGCCCCGAGAGGTCGGTCGTCACCAGGTGGAAGATCGGCTCCGAGGCTTGGTTGGTGCGGTGGGTGCGCCCGAACCCCTGGATCGCCGCATCGGCCCGCCAGCCGGCCTGCAAGAGGTAGTGCGAGCGCCGCGCGCCCTTGCTGGGCGCGGTATTGTCGGCGTGGTACGAGCGCCCGGTGCCGCCGGCCTGGGAGAACACCAGGATCTTCTTCTTGCCGTTCTGGAAGTCGTTGGCCTCGTTGACATTGGCCGAACCCGAACGGCGCTCCAGCACCTTCACCCGCTCGCCGCGCTCGTCCTTCCGGTAGACCAGGCGCTGGGTGCGCCCCGTCACCTCGGCGACCTGATCGGGACCGAAGGCATTCATCAAGAGGTCGAGCGGCCCATAGGGCACGACGTGGCGCAAGAGCTCCAGTTCGCTCATAAGCTGCTTCTTCAGCGCCACCGCCTTGGGATCCTCGACCGGGTTGCCCTCGCTGTCGAAGACCGGCACCCAGTATTCGTTGCCGTCCGGGTCGACCCTCATTTCGTACTTCTGCGTCGGGAACGCCTTGTCGACCAGTTCGGTCAACTGGTCCATCGGCGACAGGTCGAGCTCCTCCAGTTCCTCGTCCTTGTCCTGCGCCGCCAGCTTGCGCTTCGCCGTCGCCTCGTTGGTGTTGACCAGCTGGCAGACGACCTGCTTCCCCTCCGCCAGGTCTTTTCGGATGGCCTCGAGCACGCTGGGCATCTGGATCGAGGTGATGACCTGGTTGAAGAACCGCTGGTGCCCGCCCCAGAACTGGGCGTTGATGCTGGACTTGATGTGCTTGACGTTGCTCTGGCCGGTGATCGCCAGCGCGGCGTTCATGTTGTTGAGCACCTTCTGCCAGCCCTCGGCCATCTTGTCGTAGCCTTCTATCTCGTCGGGGCTGAGTTTGTGCTCGACCCGGTCGTAGTCGACGCCGTCATAGGAGAGGTTGCGGGCGATGTAGGACCCCATCGCCTTCATGTCGCGCGAGACGAGCTCCATCGCCGCGATGCCGCCGGCCTCGATCTGCGTCTGAAAGCTCGTCAGGTTGGGGAACGCGGTGCCCGGCCCCCACAGACCCAGGCGCTTCATGTAGGCGAGGTTCTTCACTTCGGTGGCGCCGGTCGCCGAGACGTAGAGCACCCGCGCCTTGGGGAGCGCATCCTGCAGCGCCACCGCGGCAACCGCTTTCGCCGCCGCGTTCTTCTTGCGTCCCTGGCCGTCCTTCTCCTGCGTCGAGTTGCCCATGTTGTGGCTCTCGTCGAAGGCGATGACCCCGTCGAAGTCCTTCCCCAGCCACTTGACGATCTGCTCGACCCGGGTCTGCCCCGGCTCCTTGATGACCTTCACCTCCTTGGGATCGACGATCCGTTCCGGGTCGCCCTCATAGCGCCGCACCCGGAACTTGCCGTCCGGCGTCTTGCCGAGGATGTCGACCTCGTTCGGGGTGCCGTCGTATTTGACGACCGCCCGCTCGGTCGGTTTCTGTTCGGCCGATTTCAAACTGTCGTAGTTGATAAAGCCGATCCCTTCCTTGACCGCGATATCGTCGCCCGGCTTGGTGTTCCAGATCGGGAAAACCTCCTTGGCCTTGCGCCCCAGACCCGACCAGTCGCGCTGCGCGTCGTTGAGGAGCGGGCGCTTTTCCGAGACCCACAGACCCTTCTTGCGGCCCTGCATCATGTTGTCGAGAAACACCGAGCCGATCTCGCGCCCCTTGCCAACGCCGGTGCCGTCACCGATGAAGTAGCCGCGGCGGTAGTCCGAGGCCGGCGGCTTGGCCCCCGGCCGCGACAGGTCGCCCTCAAAGTCGCCGGCGATCTCGCGCGCCACGCGGTGGATCGCCTGTTCGCGCGACCAGATGTCGTTGCCCTGCGGGCGAAACTCCCGGTAGGGCTCGGTGCCCGGCGGGGTCTTCGCCATCCAGGTGCCGAGCGAGTATTGCAGCATCCACCCCATGCCATAGGGCTTGTTCTCGCCGTCCTTGAACTCGTCGATGATGTACTGCTGCCGGTCGGGCAGCGGCACCCGCTCGACCTCGACCCCCTGCGTCAGCATCTGTTCGTGGGCCGCGCCGGCGTAGGTCGTCGCCTCAAGCTGCGCCTCCGACAGCGCGCCGGTGTCAATCAGCATCTGCGGGATGCGGACCTTGTAGTCGACCGGCGGCGGCAGCACCGAGGCCATCGCCGCCGACTGCACCAGTTTGCCGGGATGCTCCTTGGCGCCGGCGACCCGGATGCGCTGCGGCTTGTAGGGTTCGTAGACCTCTTCGGTCAGCGCCCCTGCCGGATCCGCCGCCACCTGGTCGAGCGTCGCCGCGACCGGCGGCGGCTCGTCTAGTGGTGGGGGACGGCCGGGACCTGGAAGTATGGATCCTGCGCTGCCTGGCGGTCGTAGAACACTTCCATTAGGCGCTGAGCCGCCTGGCGCCAGGTCAACGCCGTCTCCAGGAGGTGCGCCGTCGAGTTGCTCTGCTGGGCTAGGTCCCCCGCCTCCGGGTTCCCCAGGAGCCACCGGACCACCCTCACCGGGTTCAGTTGGGGGTCGCACAGTTGGTACGCCTGGTTCTTTAGTTCCGCCCAGAACTGGTTCCCCTGGCCCGGCACCGGGAGCTCCGCCTCGAACCCCGCCACCAGGAGTTGGACCAGGTAGGGGAGGTACGGTTCCGGGCGCTCCCCCGCCTCCAGGAGCCGCGCCAGGGCCAGGCGGTTGACCGGCCACCTGTTCACCGGGAGCTCTTGCAAGCGGCTGTCGCTCATTCCTCACCCCTGCCAGCTTGTCGATCGCGTCGTAGAGGTTCCTGGCCTCCTCGATGACCGTCGGGCGCCCACTGGGCGCGTTCTTGTCGATCACCAAGAGGCGGGTGCCAAAGGCAGTGCCGTACTTGCCGTAGACCTCGCCGGGGATGCCGATGTTGGCGCGCACGTCGTATTGGGACTTGATGCGCCGCCACCAATCGGCGAAGTGCCGGCCGGTCGGCGCGTTGAACCCGCCCTCCTGCGGCAGGTTCTCGCCCATGCCGCGCCCGACGATCGCCACCAGACGGCCGCCGGGCTCGAGCCGCTCCAAGGCTTGCTCGACATGCGTCGCGCCGATGTCGAGATCGCGCCGTCCCTGCAGCCGCTCGCCGGCCTGGGAAAAGGGCGGGTTCATCACCACCACGGTCGGCTTCACGTCCTCGGGCAGGATCGCGTGCAGATGCTCGGCGTTCTCGTGCCACGCCCCCGTGGGGTTGAGGCTCTCGACCAGCGGCTGGCGGCGGGACGAATACTCGTTGACGTACATCGCCGCCGGCGAGGCGTTCATCGCCGGCACCACCAAGGAACCGGTGCCGGCTGACGGCTCCATCACCTTGTCGCCGCGCCCGATATTCGCCACCCACGCCGCCACGTGCGCGTAGTCGGGCGGCGTCGAGAACTGCTGCATCTGTTCCTTCTCGGCGTCGCGCACCGTCTGGGTGGGCAACTCGAGCTTCAGCTTTTCCAGCGCGCCGACGATCATCTTCTCGGTCGGCGCCTCAAAGACCGGGCGGTAGTCGATCGCATGGGTGCGGATGTACTGGTTCACCCCCAGTTCCATCGCGTCGTAGATGTCGGGGCGGGTGAACTTGCCCTCCGACAGCGGCGAGCCGTACTCGCGCTCGGCAATCTCCAGCAACCGGGGCGCGGTGAACGCCGCCTCGCCTTCCGGGCGGATGCGGCCCAACTGGGTTTCGACCCAGTCGGCGATCCGGTGCTGCGGGAGACGAGCCTGTGTTCCACGTGGAACATCGACATGCGGCCGGTCGGTGGGCGGTATCTGCGGCTCGGTCGCAGCCGTGGTGTCGCCCTTCTCCAGCCAGTCCTTGAACCGATCGATATTCATCGGTGTGAAGTTGCCGAGACGCGCGTCGCCCGAGCCGTCGGAGAACCCGGCAAGGTAGGTGCGCTGCGCCGAGGGCCAGTCGGGGAAGCCCAGCATCACCTTGTGCTCGTCGAAGGAACCGTCGAGGTTCTTCTGGTCGACGACGAAGACCTTCTGGCTGGTGTAGTCGGGGCCCAGATAGGCGTCGACCTTGTCGCCGTCGGCCCCCTTGGTGCGGTTGATCTCGCCATAATCCGCCGGCATCTGGACCGACCACGGCACCCCGTTCTCGCCGGTGCCGCTGCGGGTCGACCCGATCGCATTCTCCATGCGCAGATCGACACCGTGGAACATCACCTGGGGCTTGGGCCCGGTCGGGTTGGCGAGCAACTGCGCGCGGGCCGCGGCGACGTCCTGTGCGATTTGCTGCGGGGCGGTCAGCGTCTCCGGGCCGACCGGGGCTTCGGGCGCAGGCGGTGTCGGTTCAGGCGGCGCGACCGGCGCTTCAGGGGCGCCTGGCGGCGCTCCGAGCCGCTCTGTCGCCCAGGCGGCAAACCGATCCGCCGCGTCACGCGCCTTGAAGATCCAGCCGGGCTTCATCCCCCGGCCTTGATAGGCCGACCAATACCCGCCGAGCCCGCGCGCCTGCGGCCCCATACCATCGATCGACGGCTTCCCCTTGGGGAAGCGGACGACATAGATCTGCTGCCCGGTCTTGGTGTGGGTCTCTTCGGTAACGACCGGTGTATTGGGATGCGCCGGCGGCGCTTCGTGGGTCGGTGTCCCGGGACGGGTGCCGGCCTCGTCCTGCGCATCTTTCCAATCGACGCCGGCGTCCTCGAGGCGACGCGCGAAGAGCTCGCGCAACTGATCGAGCGCCTCCGGCGGCCAGCCCTGCTTCCGGGCCTCATCGAAGACCACACGGGCCGCGTCCGCGCCGCCGTGCCGGTGGGCGCCAAACGCCAGTTCGGCGACCCGGTGGATCTCTTCCGGGGTCGGCGGTCCCTTCGGTTCCGGCGGCAGATTGCTGACCGTGACCGGCGGGATCGGGGTCGTGCCCGCAGCCTCGTGCGCGATCTCCGACATCCCGACCGCCGAGGGGCCGTTGGTCTCGATCGTCCCGTCGGGTCGGACCAGCCGGTAACCCTCGTCTGGGCGGTAATCGATCTTCCACCCTTCCGGTAGCTTCTTGCGCTCGGCGTCGACCTCGTCTTCGCGAGGCGCAGGAGGTGTCGGCGCGGCTTCCTCGAGCGGGCGCGAACGGTTGATGATCTCCTTGTTGTCGGTGAAATACTCGTCCGGCCCGCCATGCCCTTGCGCGAAGTGCTTGAGGTCATCGCGATCGACATCGATGTAATGGACCTTGCCGTAGCCCGCCGCCTTGGTCGGGTCGGTCGTAAACCATCCGCCGTCCGGCGCCCCCTCGCCTGACGGTCCGCCGCCGATGCCGCGGTAAAGCCGCATCTTCTGCTGGGGCTCTGCCGGCGGTGCTTCGGGTGGCTTGGCCCCCGGCACCGCTGACGGGATCAGATGCTCGATCCCCAGGTAGGCGCGCACGCTGCGCACCAGGTTGTAGGCGGCGGCGTCGCCATCCCAGCCTTGGGCCTGCGCCTGCTGGCGTATCGGGTCGAGCTTCGTCCCGAGCTCGGCCACAGTTTCCTGTGCCGTCAGCCCGCGCTCACCGGCGTCGCGAATGGGATCGACGAGGAGGTGTTGCGCGGCGCGCTGGTAATCCTGCCCCACCCGGTCGCGCATGAAGTCGGGCAGGTTCTTCATCGTCTCGGGGACGCCTGGTTCCGACGGCTCCTCGTGCGTCGGTGTCGGCGGTTCGGCCTGCTTCTGCCGCTCTTCCCACGCCTTGCGCCCCGCCTCCTGCCGCGCGGCGATCTCCTGCTGGTACTGCCCGAACTGGTCGCGGGTCATCGTGCCGTCAGGGTTCGCCATGCCGGCCCGCTGCAGTGCGGTGACCTCATCCGGCGCGAAGCCCTGGTCGTGCAGCGACACGCTCGGCAGTGCCGGGTCCTGGCCGAAGACCCGCTGCAGCGCGTTGTGCAGGTCGCCGCCGAAGACGTTGGCGGGCACCTCGCTCGGCTGGATCGGCGGCTGGGCAGGCGCGGCCGGCGGCTGAGAGGGAGGTCGCTCTGCCGCCGGCTCGGCTGCGGGCGCCGTGGGAGGAGCCGTCGGCGCTGCAGGGCGTGGGGTCGGCTCGGGCGGGCGCTGGGTCGGTTGCGCCTGCGCTCCCAGTTCGCTTTCGGCCGCCGCCGTCTCCTGTGCCGCCGGTGGCGGCGGTCGGCCCTGTGCCGCACCCGCTTCGGCCGCACCGATGCCCTGCAGGGTCTCGTTGGCTGTCGGCGGTGGTTGGGCTCCCTCCGGCCCCGGCGGGCGTGGTGTGGGCTCCGGCGGCGCTACTGTCGGCGGGGCCGTGGGTGGCGCGACGGGAGGCGCTACCGCAGCACCTCCTGGCGCACCGGGCGCGGTCGGCGGCGGCTCTGCCGGGGCTGTCGGCCCGGCGGGCGCGGCGGGCGGCGGCGCACCGGGAGGCGGTTGCTGCCGTGCGGCGATGTCGTCCGCCGTCATCGTGTGGATGTTGCCGTCGGGATCCCGCAGGTTGACATAGCCCTCGGGGGTGACGCTCTCGACGGTCATCGGCTGGACGACACCGCGCGCCATCGGCAGATGGATGACGTCACCCGGGGCCGGTGGTGCTCCGGGTGCCGGAGCCGCTGGCGCCGCTCCCCCTGGCGGCGCTGCAGGAGGCCCGCCAGCTGGGGCCGGTGCGGCTCCCGGTGCTGCGGGGGGTGCCCCGGGCGCACCGGGCGGCGGCGCTCCTGTCGCCCTTGCCGGCGGCCGTTCGCCAGGACGCAACATATGCGCGGCCTCAAACGGCAGCGCCCCGCCAACGGTGGTGGCTGCAGTCTCCGCCGCCTGTTCCGGGGTAATCAGTTTGCCGTGCGTGGCTTGGGTCGCGGCCTCGCCCGCGACCGCCACCGCCGGCTGCGCGGCAAACAGCCGCGACAGCGCTTCGCTGATCGGGCGCCGCAGTGCGCCGACCGCGTCCCGGCCAAAGAACGACATGCCGGGGATCGCCTGCATGAGGCCGCCGGTGACCCCGGCGATACCGCTGTCGCCGATCGCGCGATCGACCGCCTGGTCATGGGGCAGTCCCTCGGCGCGGGCTTGCTGGTATGCCGGCCACAGTTCCTGGATGCCCGTGCCAAGGGCCGCGCCGGCAAAGCCGCCGAGCGGACCGCCGATGGCAAACCCGGCCGCTGCCGCTGCACCCGGGACCGCCATCCCTCCCGCGCCGTAGCCGATATGCGTGATCCACCAGTGCGGGTCCGACCAGCCCTCGGTGATCGGCGTGTTGAGGAGCTTGTCGACAGGATCCTGTGGCGGCGGCTTCGCGCCGGCCGGTTGATCGGTGAATGCCTGCCCGGTGACAGCTTTCCCGGTCGCCGTCAGACTGCCGACGGCACCCTTCTTCAGCGCCTGGCCGAACTCACTGATAACGCCCGGCGGCTCCGGCGGCTTCTGGTAGCCGGAGAGATCCCAGCCCTGCTGCTTGACGATGTCATCGGGCTTTGGCGGGACCGGCTCGAGCGGCTCCGTATCGCCAGGTCGCAAGACCTTTCGCCCAGCCTTCTGCGCGGCGTAGATCTCGTCGTTGGTCGTGCCCTGCTTGATGACGTTGCCCTGCGCGTCCGTCTCCCCCGGCACCAGTATGAGCGGCCCCTGGTCCGCCGGGGCCGGGGCTGGCGCAGCGCCAGGGAGCGGTTCAAACCCGGCCGGCAGATCACTGTGCGTCGGTGCCGGAGCCGGCGCGGGTGGCGGCGCCGGGATCGGCTCAAACCCGGCCGGAAGCGCATCCGGGTCTTGTGACGGGGTGTTGTCGAGCGGCGGCATGTTACTGCGCCGGTGCCGCCGGGACCGTTACCTGCCCCTGCCCCGGCACGTAATAGGTGGTCGAGCCATCCGGGTTCTTGCGCTGGCCCGTCGCCCCTGGCGGAACCCCGGTGGCTCGCGCCGGAGCCGGAGCCGCTGCCGGCGCGGCGCCTGGTGCCTGCACCGACCGGTTCTGCAGCACGTAACGGATCGCCGCCTGGCGCAGCACTTCCGGCGAGGCATTGGCGTAGAAGTCCAGCGTCTTGAGGTTCGCCTCCGCCGCGTTGATCTCGTGGTCCATTTCGCTGGCGTTTTTGAACCCGCTCTGGCCCGCCGCATAGTCCGCCGCCGCTTGCTCGTTGTTCGGGTAGAGCTTGCGACCCTCGGCCAGCTTTAACTCGTAGGCATTCTGCGCCGCCGGCTTGCCGACACCGGGACCTTCCTGGAAGTTCCAGCCCTTGTCGGGATCGTACTGCCAGTTACCAGGCTGACCATTCGGGCCATACCCGGGCATCGGCTTGGTGACGCTGATCGCCTTTAGCTGCGAGTTCAGCGTGGCGATATTGATCTGCGCCTGCTTCAGCGCGCTCTCGGTTGCCAGCTTCTGTTCCTGCAGCGCCGCGCTGGTGTTGCCGGCCGCGATCTCGCGCTGGATGTTGTCGTACTTCTCCTGCAGGTTCGCCGCCGCCTGTTGTTCCTCTGCCAGGTGATGGCGTGCGGTTTCCTCCTGCGCCGCGCCTTTCTGCGCCAGCGCCCCCGCCGCGGCCTCCTGCTTCGCCGCCGCGACCTGTTGGCTTGCCGCTGAGCGGGTTTCCGCCGCCTCGGCCCGCTCGCCGGCGGTGAAATACGGTGCCGCCGCCTTTATGCCCTCGGCCAAGGCATTCGGGTTCTTGGAGCCGATCGTCGAGATCCCGGCGAGGAACAGCGGCAAGCCCGGGCTGCGCATCATCCGGTCGTACCAGTTGCCGCCCCCTTCGCCGCCGCCACCGCCGAAGCCGCCGCCGAAGCCGCCACCGCCCGGATAGCCCATGCCGCCTTCGCCGCCTTCACCGCCGGCAGTTCTGAACCCGGGCGCGTTGAACCCGGTGCCGGGACCACTCTCGCCGATACCGCCGCCGGGCTCGGCATTGACATGCACCGCCCGGTTCATCGCCGACCAGTCGCCGTTCATCAGCGCCTGGGCATTCTCCAGGTTGCCGTAGCGCTGACCCGGGCCGTAGCCCTTGTACTTCTCAAACCGCGTGTTGAGGAGGTCAGTGATCTGATGCACATCGGTCATCTGCGAGAAGCCGGGATGCTCCTGCTCCATGCGGTACAGCACGTACTGCGTCTGCAGATAGCTCGAGTGCGGGTCTAAATTATTGGGATTGTTGGTCTGCAGCCAACGCTGATAACCCGGCAATTCGCCGGCCGCATTGAACTGCCAGTGGCCGTAGCTGTGCTCGCCCTTGATGCCCGAGGGGTTCCACTCGCTACCGAAACCGCCTTCGTAGAACACCTGATTTAAGAGCGCCTGCTTAACGGCAGGAGTGGCCTTGGCATCATCTACGGCTTTCATAATCTGCTGCGCGTTGCGCACCGGCACCGACCCTGCCTCGGTCTGCACCGGGCCGTAGGTGCCGGCCCGGGGATAGGGCTGCGGGATGTCCGGGCGCTGCACGTCGGCAGGGGTCAGCGCCCCGGGCTCGCCGGGCTTGACGATATTGTCGCGTCCCGGCGCCTGCGCCTGACTGCCGGTGATGACCTGGCCGTTGCCGGTGTTCCAATAGGGAACCGCCCCGCCGCCGGGTTCTTGCCCGCCGATGTAACCGTCGGGCGGTTTCCCGTTATAGGTCAGACCGAACGTGTTCGGATCGCGCGCGAACCCCGGTGCCAGTTGCTCGGCCGGGGTCGTGGCCTGGCCTTGAGAGCGCGGGTTGGCGGCTTCCTGCGCGTACCACGTGCCGACCTTGTTGTAGCCTGCCGCAGTCAGATGCACCGGATCGTTGGGACGAATGTCGCCCGACCAGATGCCGCCAAACGGTACTCCCGCATCACGGGCGTACTGCGACACCTGGTCGGAGACCGGCTGCATGTTGGTGCCCTGCGCACCGCGATTGGTGAACCCGGTGATGCCGATGATGTTGGCCCCGCGCTCGCGCAGCGCCTCGATCTGCCACGGCACCATCGCGACCCCGGCGGCGCTCGGGTCATTGGCAACGCCGGTCGACAGCACAACGTCGCGCCCGCGCCAGTAACCATCCGGCCGCGAGGTGATGTACTGGTATTCCTGGTACGGGTTGCGCCCGACCTCGGCATCCATGTTGGCGTATTCGGGATGAGCCTGGCCGGTGGCCGGGTCGACCCAGGAGCGCGGATGGTTGGCCGTGGTGCCGTCAAACGGACCTTGGCCCGGTCTGACCGTCCACCCCATCGTGTTCAAGCCCACGCCGTGGCTGTCGCCGGTGATGATCGGCTTGCGCCTGGGCGCTGCGGGCGTGACTGCTGGTGTCGCTGCCGGCGCTGCGGGTGCGGGTGCTGCTGCCGGAGCCGGTGCGGGAGCCGGTGCGGGAGCGGGAGCCGGTGCGGGAGCCGGAGCCGGTGCGGGCGCTGGAGCCGGCGCGGGAGCCGGTGCCGTGACTGCGGCGGCTCGCCTTTGTGCCGGCACTTCCGCCGTCTTGGGCGACGGCGGCGGCGGCGGGAACGACGTGGTCGGAGCGGGTTGCTCCGTGACGGCGCTGACATCCGGCCTGCCCATCGGCTTCACGCCCATGCCGCGGAAGGCTGCGGCCTCATCGGGTTCCGGCGGCTCGGCTCGCGAAGCCGCGGCGACCTGTTCCGGTGGCGCCCCGGCCGGGATGATATCCCCGCCCATGCCGACCGGCCCTTCCTTCTTCGGCGTCACCACCGGCGTAATGTCTCCGCCCATGCCGATCGGCCCGGATGGCGCCTTCGCCGGTCCCGGAAAGCCCTTGAACGCCGCCGCCTCGTCGCCCTCGTCCCGCGCAGCGGCAGGAGCCGGTGCGGGCTGGTCGGTGTCCGACGAGATCGCCTGCCACGGGTTGCCCGCCGCCTTCTGTGCGGCCTCGCGCGCGATGTCGGTGGCCGAGAGGTTCTTCACAAAGCCGCCGACTTGCGTCGGGATGTCCTCACCGCGCAGCGGGAACGATTTCGGCTTCGCGATCTCCGGTACGTCCGCCGAACTCGACGGTTGCCCGAAACCGATAAAACCCGGCGACGGCGGCGCGATGCCGAATTTCGACAGGTCGGGCGGCGCCTCATCGCCGCTGGGCAGATCGGCGACGGTGGCGGCGTCGAGAGCGCTGGCCTCGCCGCCAGACTGGAAGCGTCCCGCGCGCCCGCCGCGCTTGCCGCCGCCCCCGCCAGCGCCAATGTCCATGTTCTGCTGTTGCGCGTAGGCGGGCGAGCCCGGATCGTTGACCGTGCTGGGATCGATATAGTTGGTGTTGGTGCCGCCGGTGGCGCCGGTCCCGCCCGCCGGCGGTGCCTGGTAGGCCGGCATGCCGAACGAGGTGACGTTGTTAAAGCCGTAAGCCGAGGCGATCGGCGCCATGCCCGGCACAAACCCGCTGAAGGACGGGAAGACCATCGAGCCGGTGGCCTTGTCGAGGTACGTCCCCGGCGGTTGCCACTGCGCCAACGGCGCCATCCAGTTCCCCGAGCCGCCGCCGGCGGTGTAATTGCCGCCGGTCAGCGGATCCTTGGTCGCCAGGGTGCCGATGTCGGTGGTGTTGAGTTGCGGCAACTGGATGCCGTTCGGTGCGGTGACCGGCGCAGCAAAGGTGTTCTCCGACGTGCTGCCGCCGACCACCCGGTGGAGGTGCCCCGGCTGGGCGAAGGCGTCGTCGGGCTCGTGGTCGGCGGCTTCCGGCACCGACGGCAGGCCCAGATCCAATGAGTGCCCTTCGGAGCGGTAATGCACCCTGACGGTCGGGCCGCTGTGATCGACCTGCGGCGTCGGGTCGAGCTCGTCCGGGGTGACAAAGCCGGGCTCGCCGTCGACCGCCCCGCCCTCGGCCTCGCCCTGGATGTGCGAGGTGCCGCCGAAACTGCCCCCGGACTGCTGCGGACCGGCCGCGGTCTGCGCCGGGCTCGCGGCAAGCGCGCCCAGCCCCATGCCGCCGGCGGAGGGGGGTTGCAGCCCTGCCGGCGTGGTGCCGGTTCCGGGCGAGCCCTTCTTCATCGCGATCGCCCGAGCGATCATCTGCCCTTGCTGCGAGGTCGGCGGGAACTGCGACGCCATTTCCTGCAACCGCTCAAGCGATTGCTCCTGCAGGTTCTGCAGCGCCATCGTCATCGTCGGCGGCGCCCCACCGAACTGCGAGGCGACCGAGATCGGCACCTGGGACGCGCCGGCGAACTCCGCCCCGCCGGCCTGGCGCCGCGGGCGCCCGCCTCTGGCCTGCCCGTCCGGTCCGCCGCCGAAGTCACCGGCCGCGCCGTCACTGGACGAGCTCGAGCCCGAGCCCTTGCCGAACATCCCGCTCACCTGTTTCATCCCGCCAAGCAGGCTCTGCGCCTGCGGCAGACCGAACCCGCCCTGACCACCGGCACCCGCCGGCACCTGGGGTGGCGCTGGCGGGCCGCTTCCCCGCACCGCCGGGCCGGGATGCACGAGCTCATCGAGCGCGCTCCCCGCCTTCAGCACCTTGGGCAACCCCATGCCGCCGCTGGTGGGATCGGTCAGGTCGCCGCCCATGCCGGGGGTCGAGCCGGACGAAGCGTCACCGCCATCGTCAAAACCGGGGCGTCCGCCTTCCTTCAAGAACCCGGCCGCGAACTTGCCGATGCTGAGCAACGGCCCGAGGAAGCTCAGAGGGCCGGCTCCGGCGGTCTGCGTCGTCGTGGTCTGGCTGACGTCGGGCTGCATCGGACTGAGGTTGCCGCCCTGACCCGGCTTCGGCGGCCCGGCCTGCGGGATGTACCCGAGGTTGATGTCGAGCGGCGCCCCCGGGATCCCCATGCTGCCCATGCTCGAAATGTCGCTCTCCACCTTCGGCAGCATGTCCGCCCCGCCACCGGCACCAGCCGCGCCGGTCTGGAACGGCCCGGTCAGGTTGGGGATCAACGGGTCGCTGACCGACGGCACGGCAGGCATCCCCATGCCGCCCACGCCACCGCCCCCCGCAAAACCGCCACGCAGCGCGATGCGCCCGCCGCGCTTGGCCGATATCGGGGCAAAACCCGCCGCGACATCGCCGCCGCCGCCGAAGTCCTCGGCCACCGAGCCGCCGAAGTCGCTGCCGCCGCCGCCGAACACTCCGGCGTTGTTGAGCATGCCGTAGGCGCCAAGCCCGGTGAGCCCCAGACCGGCGATCTGCGAGGCGGTGCTCTGGCCGGGATAGGTCGTGCTGCTCTGCCCGCCCGACAGCGACCCTGTCCCTTCGACGATCGGCGACAGGAACCCCAGTTGCTGGTACGGGTAGGCTTGCGTCGCGGCGAATTGCTGCGCCGGGATATTGAGTTGCTCCTGCGCCAGCTGCTGCTGCATCCCGCCGATGCCTTCAAGCGCACCGGCGCCCTGGAGGCCCGTGGTCTGAGCTTCCTGGCCCAAGGAGGCCAGGCCGAACCCGGCCTGCGACCCCAGCCACGCATTGGCCTCGTTCGCCGCCAGTTGCTGCTGCTGCTGCTGGTTGAACTCGCCATATCCGGCCTGTCCGGCCCCTAATGCCAGTTGTCCGGCCCCCAAGGTGCCCTGCAGCGCCGCCTGTTGACCGGCCAGCCCCAGTTGCCCCGCCTGCAGTTGCAAGCCTTGCTGGGTGTTGGCTTCCTGCTGCGCCTGCTGGAACCCCGACTGCAGCACGTTCGCCATCGTCGGCGCTTCGGTCGTCTGCTGCTGCCCGGCGGTCAGCGCCTGGGCCACCGCCTGGCGATCGCCGCCCAGCGCTCCCGCCGCCGCGGCGTTGCCCATGACCTGGGATTGCTGCGTCGCGTTCTGCTGGTTGAACAAGCCCTGCAGCGCGCTGGTGACGTTCTGCGTGTAGGGTGACAGATACGGGTTGACGTTGTAGCTCGTGCCCGCCGCCTGGTAGGGCGAAACCGCGCCCGGAATACCCGCGGCGATCCCGCCGGCGGTGCCGGCGCTCGTCATGCCGCTGGTGATGCCCTGCGCACCCTGGTTGCCCAAGGTCGGCATCTGGCCGCTGATGTTGGGCAACTGGTTCCACAAGGGGGTCGTCGCCTGACCGAACTCCTGCGCGGCGGCGTTGATGAACGGGGCCGCGGACCCGGCGGCTTGCTCGGTGGCGCTGAACCCGGCCTGCTGGTCCGGCGTAAAGCCGGCGACCATCGGCCCGCCGTAGAAGTTGAGCGGGTTCCCCATCAGCGAGGTCGCCGCCCCGGTCAGTTGCTGGTAATTCGCCAGGACCTGTGGCGGTGGGCCCGATTGAGTTGTCGTTTGCTGGGTTGAACCGCCGCCGCCGCTCATGCGCGCCCCCGTCAGGAGGCGATTAAACTACCTTTTTTTCCTGTGATTACCAAATGGGGCGGAACCAGAGGGCTCCGCCCCGTCCGGTGTTAGCCGATCTCGTAGTCGTGACCGATCGTGTTCTTCGGCAGCGGCCGGATGTCCTCCGAGCACCAGACCCGGATGAACTCGACATCGAGCGACTGCGGGAAGGCGCTGTCGTCGATCCCGTGCCGGCCCGCCCAGTTGCCGCCGATCGCCAGATTACACAGCACATGCGCCGGCGGTGCCGCTTCACCGCTGTCCCATACCCAGTCGTAAGTGCCCCGAACAATAGGTGCCCCATCGCACAGGAAGGTGATGTTGGGGCGCTCGTAAAGCAGTTGGAACGTGTGGTAGTCGGCGGCGAAGTCAAACGGCGCGTACCACACGGTGAAGTCGAAGCTGTAGCCCTCGACCGCCTCGGTCAGGGTGTAGCGCTGCGGGTTGCGGTCCCAGTCGAGCACCTGGCAGCGCATCCCACACATCCAAGTGGTGTCCTCGATGGTGTTGTTTGCGATCTCCATGATGTCGATCTCGGGGGGCCAGAAGACGCTGTCGACATTGCCCGGCTGGGCGGCGTCACCACTCAGCCAGAACGCCGGCCACACGCCCTTGCCGGCCGGCACCTTGGCGCGGCACTCAAAGAGGAACCGCTTGCCGCCCGCCAGATCGAACAATTCTTTCGAGCGCAGCATGCCGCTTGGATACCACCAGCCGTCGCGTTGCGGCAGCGCGGTCAGTTGCACCCCGCCGTCGGAAGCCATGCGGCCTCCCGCGAACACCTGGTTGCCGCTCTCACGGAAGCGCTCGACTTCGTCGTTGAGGTAGTCAAGCGTCCCGGGGCCGTCGGGCCCGGTGTAGATGTAACGCGTCCACCAGTTGTCCTGGTTGAGCTTGCCGCCCTGGAAGGTGTCCTCAAACAAGAGGACGGAAACGCCCTCGATGGGGGGCGAGCCGCCACCACCACCTCCGCCACCACCCGGAGGTTCCACCGGAGGGTCCGGCGGGGTCTCGCCGCCTCCCGGCGGCTGTTGCGGAGGCATCGACCCATGCGACATCGGGAACCAGCCCCAGCCATAAACCGGCGCCCAGCCCCAGCCGCCGCCTTCGGGTGGCGGGATAATCTGACTGGGATCGTCGGGAATTGGCGGCATCCCCGGCGGGCATAACAGACCGGGGGCAAGGGGTATTCGTTTGGCTCTGGCAGACGGCATCGGGTGCCGAGCCATGCGCGAGGGGCCAGGCGGCTTGCCGCCTTGACCGGGAGGGGGTGTGCGACCTTGTGCCATGTCGGTATCTCCTGTGGTTGGTGCCTTCCCTTTAGTTTTTATTTGCGACGATTATAGCGGATCGCCCGCCGCGAGCCGTCTACTCCGCGGGCTCTGTGCGCTCAATTAGGACGGTCACTCCCGCACAGCCGCGCGCGGTGGCATGGGACCCGCGCGCTATTCGTCGACCCAGTAGAGTACCCCGATCTTCTTTGCCTTCGGGCCCCAGATCTTCGGCCACAGGCGCTCCATCAGCCGCATGTCGCGTTTGCCGCCCTCGAGAAAGCCGGTGACCATCGGGAAGAACGCCTGGTCGGGATCGCGCAGCCGCTCGCGCACCCACAGCCCGAACTGCGCCAACTCTTCCTCGAGACCCTGCCCGCGCTCTTCCTCGCGCACATAGACCCAGAGCTCGGTAATGCTGACCCAGTTGGAGTACCAGGTGATCGGCAGGATGAAGCAGCCGATCGAGGCGTCGATGCGCTGGCCGTCGGGGCTGTCGATCACCCCATGCACCGCCCGCCACTGGTCGCCCGGGTCACTGCGCTGCGCCGGGTCCTGCCGCGTCCCTTGCTCGATGCGGCGCATGATGACGCCGACATCGTAGGGGATGCCCCACCCGTCGTTGTTGTCGCGGTGGAGCTCGATCAAGAGGTTTAAGAGCTTCCTCTCGTCGTGATGGGTGGCGATGCGGACAGAGGTCGGGTTCTCCTTCAATGCAGCCCCATGCCGCCGACCGCGCCGCCATCCTTCTTCTTCGGCGGCGGCGCCTGCTTCAGCCACTGGATCTGGAACTTCCTGACATTGGCGATCATTTCGTCGAGGAGCCGGTGCCCGGCCATGATCGGGTCCTCGCCCTTCTTCGCCATGCCTTGCTGGATCGCCCGCTTGCCCAGCGCCTCGACCTGGTCCGGGCGCACCACGAACTCACCCGAGGCCGCAAGGATCGAGGTCGGCTCGTGCATCCTGCCGCCTTCGGCAATCTCGGAGATCGCCCCTCTGGGCACCGGAGGCGGGCGAGGGATGGTGTGCGCGATATGCGCCGCGGGGATCTTGGTGTTGTAGGGCCCGGTGCCGCCACCCAGCGCGGCCTCGAGCACCGGACCGCCATGCGCCGAATTGCCCTGGCCCAACGCCGACATCACGTCAGCTGGGATGACGTGGGCCTCGGCGGGCACCACCAGCGGCAAGCGGTCGGTGCGCCCGCCGCCGGTGCCGCCGATCATCCCGCCCTGGTGGAACGGCACGTCGTTGATCTGGTTGGCGTCGGCCCGCTCCCACCAGGGGTTTTCCTGCGACATCGACATGCCGCCTTCCTGGAGGTGCGTGCGCCCGCCGGCCTTCTGCGCGGTGTCGGCGCTGGCCGCGACCTCGTCGTCGGTTATCGGTCCGACCGTCGAATTGACCAGACGCCCGCCTTCGACCTCGCGCACGCCGGGACGCTCAAAGCGCCGGAACTTCCCGGTGTCGGGCGGCGGCGGGTTCTCTGACGGGCGCGACCCCGTCACCGATTGTTGGACGTCGCCGGTAAACCTGTCGACCATCTTGACGAACGGCGTCTGGTATTGGGGAAGGTTAAGCTCATCGGGTATCGGTGCGCCCCACGGGTGGTTACCGAACGCCGCGCCGAGATTGTTGAAGACCTGCTCGACCGGGTCACGCGGCTGGTTGACCAGCGTGTCACGGGCGGCTTGGATAAAACCGCGGCCGGTGGGCATCATTATCGCCTTCGGCGGCTCGTCGGGGTCGGGGTTGGGGTCGTCGCCGCTATCCTGCGAGACGGCGCCGCCACCTCCCTGCAGGTGACGGGCTTCCGAGCGCTCCCACCACGGGTTCTCCTGGCTCATCGACATCCCGCCGGCGCGACCCATGCCGCCACCGCCACCGCCACCGCCACCGCTGATCGGCTTCACCCCCATGCCGCCCAGGCCGCTCACCCCCGCGTCCTTGGGCATCGCCGGTGCCTTGATATGCGCCGGCAGGCCCGCCTTGATCGGATCCTCGCTGGCGTGAGGCAAGTGCAACGCGCCCAAGGTCGGGGGGCCGCCGAACGCTTTGTGCTCGTGCGGCCCCTCCTCTTCGCCAGGTCCCCCTGGATGACGTGCCAGCATGATGATCGGTGGCGGCGCGGGCAGATGGATGTGGATCTGCGGTGGCTGGCGGACCTCGCCGCCCACTGCCTTCTTGGGCTTCACGTACTTCGGCAGCTTGCCGCCGGGATCGGCCTCGGCGAACTCCTTGCCCACCTTCTGGCTGACGCCGCCGACACCGCCGGGGGTCGAAGCTGCGGCCCACATTAGCCTGCGCTGCTGCTGCGATACGGGCGGCATCTACCTCTCCCTGGCGACGTCGCGGGTTATGGCAAGAATGTCGGGTTCGCTGTCCGCTTTCTTGCCATAAGTCAGCAACAGGCGATCCCATGCCTCGCGTACGGCATGCCGGGCGATGACGTCGCTGTTCCGGGTGCCCTCTGTCAGATATTCCTTGGGCACCCCGCATGCCTGCTGCACCTTCAATGCGAGTGCCGCCGCGATCTCCATGTTCTCAAGCGCCCGGTCGAGCGCGGCCTGGGATGGCGCGTTGAGCGGCGGCAGTTCCTTCATCGATGTCCAGGGGATACGCGGGCTAAATTCCACGTGGAATTGGTCGGGTTTCTCAGCCATGCGCCTGCACCTTCAAGGTGAGGCGGCGTGGCCCCGGCACCTTGCGATGCCGGGGCTCTGCCGGCGGGGCTGCCAACTCCTCCGCCGATGCATCCGGCGCGGATGGAGACGCCGCCGGTTGCTCTGGTATTTCCGCCTTGGCCTCGCGCGCCTGGCGCTCTTCCTCGAGGCGCTCGTGCTCGGCCCGTCTGGCCCGCTCGACCGCCTCGGCGTCGCGGATCGCCCGGTCGTTCATCACCTCCCAGGTTTCGGTGAGGCCGTTGAACCCGCGCCTGACCGGGACCGTCTGCCCGGTCTTGTAGCCGTGGTTAGACTTGTCGACCACGATCGAGTTGATCTTGCAGACGACAACATCGCGACTGATGACCTCTTCGACAAGGGTCGAGACGATCTCGCCCCCGAGATCGACCTGCAGCCGGCCGCCGGCCACCGGCACGAACTTGTTGCGCTGGCCCAGGACCGGGGTGATCGGCGAGAGATTACCGGGCAATCCCGGGGGCGGGTTGTAGTTCGACGACATCAGCGCGGCTCCTGCAGCGCCAGGGACAATACATCAAACGACGTCGCCGAAACCACGCAGCACTGGCGCCCGCGCACCGCGATCAAATCGGTCAATTGCTTGAAGCGCTCCTGCGCCGCCGCCTTCAGCGCGGGATCGGCCTCGAGCACGGCCCTGACCGCCGCCGCCGCGTCCCGCTTCTGCCCGCCCATCGTCTTGAGATACGCCTCGCCCAGGTGGTTCTCGAGGGTCTGGACGATCGTGAGCTCTGCCATCGCTTAACTCGCCAGTGTGGTTCCCGCCGTCGAGATCCAATTATGCCCATCCGAGAACGCCAGCATACCCGTCCCGGCGCCGGTTCCCTGACCGGGCTTCAGCGCGTTAGAACAGAACACCACCAGCCCGGGGTTTGCCGTGGCGCTGGGCAGACCGGCAAAGGCGAAGGTCTGCACCGGCGAGGTCGTCGAGATCCCCGCCTTCAGTTGCGCCAGGATCGCGTTGAGCGTCGTCTGGATGATCTGGATCGACTGCGCGATCGCCGCCCAGTTGGCGCCTTGCGGCGTTCCGACCGCCGATTGCGGCCCCGGCGGCTGGTAGGGCGGGACGACATAGCCGGGTCCGCCCGGCGGGATCGGGGCGCCGGCCATCAGATCTTCCCATCCCTGGATTGCCGGATGCGGATCGTCCCCATGCGGAACCAGGTGCCCGGGGTGTTGCAGATGATCTGCACCGCGATCTCACGCCCGCGTGAGCGGCAGGTCACGTACTCGGTCGAGGGGGTGATGGTGAACGGCCCCAGTTGGCTGATCGTCGGTTGGTCGCCCGACCAGCTGCGGAAGAGCACGTTCATCTGCAGACTGGGGTTGGGCGAGGTCGACTGGTGCCACTGGAAATCCGGGAGCAGCATGTCGACAAAGGCGAACTCCTCGCCGTCGACGATGTCGAGAAAGCCGGAGGTCAGTTTCACCCCGGTCATCGTGCGCCCGTCGGCGTCGCAGCCGCGATCCTGCTGCTGGATGAGATTGTTGAGATCGACATTGACCGGCCCGCCCGGGCGGTTCTGGTCGGTCCAGCACGTGCGCGCCATCAGGTTCGGCGCACCAGGCGTCGCCGGCCCGAAGTCCCAGAGGTTCTCGACGTAGTTCCATTTGACGTAGCTGTCGATCTCACCCGAGCCGCCGTTGACCGAGGGATAGAACCAGTAGATCTCGTTGTGGTGCTGGTCGGAGCCGGCGACCACCTTCGACTGCTGCTGTTCGTTGATGTTGGCGAAGAAGGTGTCCCACACCGTGCAGGGGATCGGCGAGGGCGCTCCGCCGGAGAAGGCAAAGAAGCCGTGATCGGAAGCCCAGGCGATCATGTTGCCGACATTAACGACCGCGTTGCGGCCCATCAGCCCCGAGTTCGGGCCGATCATGTTGAAGCCGTAGACCAGGGGAAACCCCTGGTACTGCATCGCCCACATATCGAGGTCGGTCCACAGGAACTGCCCCAGCGAGGTCGAGATCCCGCCGACGATCCGGCTCCCACGCGACAGGCGGAAGGAGCCGGCCTGGTTGGAGACGGTCGGCGACCAGTCGGTGTAGTCCTGGATGTCCGACCAACGGACCAGCATCGGATCGGCGTTGCCGCCGGTGAAGGGGGTACAGCCGAGCCCGACAGCGATCTGCTGCGGCATCGCCACAAACCCGCCATGATTGGAGGACGGCGCCGTCGTCTGCAGGGTCGGCAGGATCGGCGGCACGCTGGGGGTCCACACATACATCCCGCCACCGGAGGGCCACCCCAGGAGGTTCTGGCCGAAATTGTCGAGCGACCAGATGAGCGGCGTGTTGGGCTGCGCCAGCACCGCATCGGCCGCGCCACCCTGCCACCCCGCCGGGGTGATGTTCGACTGCACCATCGGGTAGGGGGTCATCTGCAGCGCGTAGAGCGAGGTGTTGGTGCCCACCGCCAGCCAGTCGACGCCCGACAGATCGGTCCAGAAATGGATGCCGCGGGCGACCCCCGACAACGGGTTGGGGGCGATGCGGTGCCAGCCCAGGTGCTTCTCGTAGAGCCCTTCGCGCGCCCGCACCAGGTTGCTCTCGGTGAAGCCGCCGCGCATCGTCGTGCGCGAGCGGGTGGTGTCGACCCCCGGCTGAAACGAGAGCCGCAGCATTTACGCGGCCTGTGGCGGCGCCGGCGGCATTTCCATCGCCGCCGCATCCGGCATCGGGTAGACCGTCCAGTTCCACCCCATCATCTTCTTGCGGAACTCTTCCGAGCTCACGACCATGATCTGGTCGTTGAAGTGCTTCATCCAACTGAGCGCCTGACGCGGATCGTCACCCATCGCCGACCAGTTCTTCTGGTAGGCGGTGCCGAACACCATGCTGGCGCTCAATAACAGGTCGGGCATCCATGTCGACAGGAAGGTCGTCGCCTGCGGGTTGTTGGCGTATTGCTGGCCGACCGGGTTGCCGGGGTCGAACCCGGCCACGTCGTAGAACCGGGCGGGCCGGTAGGTGCCCTGGTACTCGACGACATAGTTCGCATCGGGGGTCGGCGCGACCAGCGCCCGCGAGTTGTTGAGCGCAATCCCGGCGATCGGCTCCTGCGGCAGCGGCGCCGGCGACTGCGCCTGCTGCATGTCGAAGATCGCGTAATACGTCTCAAACGGCACCGGCGCCTGGGTCAGCGTCTCCTGCGGCCAGACCATGTCGAGAAACGCCCGCTCGACCCGCAGGAGCGGCACCCGACTGGCCCCCATCGTGTGCGGCTGGGTGCCGGTCGGGGTGATGAGGGTCATGTCCTCGATGATGATAAACGGGCTGGGGATCGGCACGGTACGCATGCCGGCGGTCGTCTGCTGGGTGCGGTCGGAAGTCCGCGTCGCCAGGAAGTCGAGCTTGGGGTGGCGGAAGATCATCAGTTCGGCGTCGTCGATCAGCCGCCGCAGGATGATGTTGAAGTTCGTCTGACCGCTCGGGTCAGCGACCTGCAGCATGGTGATGAGCGCGTTGTAGTAATCCGACCAGATCATGGGACGGTGTAGCCGTTGATGTTGACCGAGACGGTCGGCGAGGTGCCGGCGACCGTCGCGGTCCAGTAGAGGGTCTGGTTCGCGCCCATCGGATATTCGGGGATGTACCCGTCGAATGTGGCGCCGTTGACGCTGGCGCAGTTTGCCGCGGCGGCGCTCGCCACCCCGTTCGATGCGTCGGCGTAGAGATTGATGGACGTCGTCACGGCACCAGGCGTCGTGCCGCAGGTCAACTGATACCAGCCGGTGAACGACACCGCGTTGGGCGGGACGCTGGACGCAAGCGACACGGCGCTGGCGGTGGCGATGTTGATGTTGGTCGAGATCGCCACGGCGTTCTGCGTCCAGACCTTTTTGTCTCGGACGTAGGTCGGCACCAGCGACGACGAAGCGTTGGTCTTCAAGGTCGTCAGCAAGGCGGACTGCGTGTACCCCGCCGGCATGTTGGCGCCGGCGTAGATCGTGCCGCATGCCGTCGCGCAATTGTAGCCCAGGATCGAGGCGGTCTGCGTCGTCGGGTTGTAGATCGCGTAGAGCGCCAGCCAGCCATTGGCCGGCATCGCCCCGACATCCATCCCGCCGGGGCCGACATTGATGCCGTTAAAGGTCTGATTGTAATTGCCGATATAGGTCGGACTGCCGCCCGATAATGCCGACGTGACCACGACCGCGTCGGCGAGGACCTGGATCGAGGTGTTGGTGGTCGTCAGGCTGGCCTTGAGGTTGCGGTAGGTCGGCGCGCTGACCGCCGGCACCGCCGTCGGCGGGACCACGCCGGAAATCTGGTTGAAGTTGTAGTCGCCGGTCTGCGGCACCACCGTGCCGACCCGGCCGTTGAAGCTCGAAACCCCGGTGCCGCCTAGCGCCGCGGTGATACCGTAAACCTGCCAGGTGCCCGACCCCAGATAGGCGACCGTCCACACGTCGTTGTGCTGCGGGCTGACGTTGGCCCCGCCGGGGATGATGAGGCTCCCCGAATTGACGACCGCCGGCGGCGGCGTGCCGACCCAGTTGACGTACTTGATAGCGCCCTTCAGACAGGAAGAGCCAAAGCTGGCGACCGAGCCGGTGCCCGAGCCGCTGACATTGACGATCGAGTTCGGCGTCGCCCCGGAAGAGCACAGATCGGTCGTGCCCGCCGCCGGGATCGTCGCCACCGGGCCGCCGCCGATGGGTGGTATCCACAAGGCATTGGTCGTGTCGAGCCAGGCGATCGGCGCCCAGGTGCCGGCGACATAGACCTCGAGCGCATTCACCGCGGTCGAGGTGTTCCACCACAGTTGGTTCTGGAAGGGGCACGAGGGTGCGGTGTTGCCTTGAAAGATGTAGCCGGCGCGCAGCGGGTCGATGCGGAAGTCGGCGTACTGCCCGTTACCCTGGCTGATCCAGTAGTTCGATGTCGCGGTCGCGGTGCAACCGGGATCCGGCAGCGGGAAGACGCCGGGCGAGGAGGTGATCGGCGGCAGCGAGTTGATGGTCGATGCGGCCAGCGCTTCCTGCCCGCCGAAGGCGAGCCCCAGCGCGAACAGCAGCGGCCACAGACAGCGTCGCATCGTCATTTCGCCTCCAGCAATTCGACCTTGGCCGTCAGTTCCTGCACCGCCTGCCAGAGCCAGGCGGTCATTTCCAGCAAGTTGAGCGACAGCGTCTTGTTCTCGTCCTCGCCAACGTGGACCGTTGCGCCGAGGTATTGCGCGGCATGGCTCGCATCGAAGCCGGTGCGTAGCGGCTCGTCGGGCCTCGTCTTGAGGTGATAGTTGATGACGGGAATGGCGCAGACCTTGGCGAGGGCGCCAGCTGGTGCCTGGGCGATGTCCTGCTTCAAGCGTGGATCCGACGGGTTGTTGAAGCCGTAAGCCGCCATCGCCACAAACGTCCTGCCGCCGAAACCGACCTGCCCCCAATCGTCGGCGAACGGAAAGATCGCGTCATTTTCCACCTGGATGAAGGTGCCGCCGGCCTGGAAGTAACCTACGCCGTTGCAGTTGACATTGCCGTTGACGGTGATGCCGTTGGTAGTCATCGTGTTGGAACTGATCTGGTTATTGCAGTTGATGTTGCCGTTGACCTGCGAGCTCCCGTTGTTCTGGATGTTGCCGCACTGGAAGCCGCTGGCGCTGTAGAACCAGCCGTTATTGTTCCATACCGTGACGCCGGCGAGGTTCAGCGAACCGCCGTTGGCCTGCAGATTGCCGTTGGTCTGGAAACTCCACGGCGTATAAAACCAGCCGCCGTTGTTTTGAAAATAGACGCCCCCGGTCCCGCCCGCGTAGACCACGCTCTGGGCGACGACATTGCCGCCGGAGAGGAAGGATTGCGGGGTGTAGAAGTAGCCCGAGTTGTTCTGGAAGTAGACGCCGTTCGACTGCACGCTGTTTTGGCCGATGCAGTTGCCATTGACGACCAGCGAGCCCGTGATAGTGCCGCCGGCAATCGGCAGGTAGGTGCCCTGGACGTAAGGCAGCGTCGCGTAGCCCTGGTTCTTGACAAAGGCCGTCGTCGAGATCGCGGTCGAGTTGTCGGCAGTGGCCGGGGTCGGCGCGGTGGGGCTACCAGTCAGGGCCGGCGACACGATCGGCGCGGCGCCCAGATTGATCACCGCCTGCGCCGGGGTCGTCGTGCCGGTGCCGCCCATCGCGACCGCGACCGGCAGCGGGATGTCGTTGGCGATCGCCTCATGCACCCACAGCGTGTTGGGGATGAGATCGTTGGCAAGCGCCGGCGAGCCGGGGGTCGGTGTCGTCGGCGAGCCGGTAAAGGCCGGACTGAGGAGCGGGGCCGCGCCCAGGTTCTGCAGCGCCACCGAGGGAGTGCCGGAGCCGGTGCCGCCATTAGCGACGCTGACCGGCACCGCCAGCGAGATCGTGCCCGTGGTGGTGATCGTGCCGCCGGTCAGACCATTGCCGGCGACGATCGCGGTGACCGAACCCGAGCCGGTGCCCGAGCCGTAGCCCTGCGCCTTGACCCAGTTGGTCGTCGCGATCGCGTCGGAACTGTCGGCGATCCCCGGCTCGGTCGCCGTCGCGACCCCGAGCGTCGTCACCCCCTGGACGGTCAGCGGCCCCGCGATCACCCCGCCGGTCAAGGGGAAATAGTATTGCCCGGCGATCGGCAGGATGTAGTCGCTAACCTGCAACAGCGACATCCGCGCCAGCGCATCGGTCGGGCCGCAGCCGTTGGGGTTCTGGCAGACGGCGAAGCTGTCGGTGCCCGACGGTGTCGCCGCCACCCGCAACTCGCTCATATAGACGACGTTGCCGGCGGCGACCGTGGTCTGGCCGGGATAGCCGGCGGCGGTTTGTCCGGGAACCGGCATGGCGTTATGGCCCCTTCACACCCAACAGGTCGCCCGGCCCGGTGCCGGTGCCCAGCGCGTTGCCCGGCGCCGGCCCGGTGCCTTCGACCCCCGGATTGAACATGTCCTCGGGGATCGCCCCGGGATCCGGCATGCCGGGCGGGACGAAATAGGCGATCGGCGGCTCGCCCCCGAGGAAGTTGGCAGCGTAGTAAGGCGGGCGCGGGTCGCGCACCACCCCTTCGGGGCCGCGGATCTCAACCGGGCGCAGGACCTCGTTCGGCTCGTCGTAGCACTTGGGGCAGACCCGCAGACCGATATTGGTCAGGCTGTCGCCGCGGATGTCGTACTGCCAGTTGAGGTCGTTCAGATAGTATTTCTGGTAACAGCGGTCGCACCAGCCCACCGGCTGCGGCGCGCTGACATCGGTCGGGCAGTGGAGATCGTGCGGCCAGGCCATCAGAAATACACTCCGATCTGCGGTGCGACATAAGCCGCCACCTTCTCGCGGTCCTCGGCCGACGCCTCCTGCCAGGCGACCGTTGCCAGCTGCAGCTTTACCTGGTGCAGCATCGGCTTGAACTTCTCCGCCATCCGCGCGCAGAGCTCGGCAGCGCCCCAGTCCCACATGCGGCTGGGCAGATCGCTGACCTGACCGGATTGCGGGTTGAAGTCCATCACCCGCCGCATCCGGTAGCACATGAAGGCGTTGTACTGGTTGGCGGTGACCGGCGGCGGCACCGGCCACAAGGTGACGCTGGGGTTGATCGTCCGGTTAAACCAGTATTGCGTCTCGAAACCGATATCCATCTTGTCGGGCAGCATCGAATAGTCGGTGCGCGACATCGGCCACAGAAAGATGTCGACCCACTGCGAGTTGCCGGCCTGGCTCGTCACCCACACCTGACCGTCGGCGATAAAGCCGGCATCGGTCGAATAGGCGTAGCCGGACTGCGGCTCGATCTGGAAATCATAGCCGTTGACCACCCCGGTCACCGGGTAGAGGCCGACAGGGATGGTGAAGCCGGCAACCGTCGTCGGCGTGTTGATCGGGAACATGTCGCCGACCGAGAGGCCGTGACCCGGCAGGATGATGTCGACCAGCGAGGAGCCGGCGCTGGTCTGGATGCAGCCGGTGCCGCCCTGCAGGGTGCTCGTCTCCGGCACCGGCGCCGACACCTGGAAAGTCACCGTGTTCTGGTCGATGACCTGGTCGACGACGTTGAAGTTGCTGAGCACGAAGCCGCCGATTTCGGTCCAGTTCTGCCAGAAGAGCGGCGAGCCGACGCGCAACCCGTGCGATTGCCAGTGCAAGGTCACTTCGGTGCTGCCGGCCACCGACGAGAGCGTGCCCGAGCCCGGCCCCAGGACCATCACCGAGCCGGTGCCGGTCACCATGACCCTGCCGTTGGCGGTCATCGGGATCAATGGGGCGTAGCCGATCGCCTGGTAATTGGCGTCCGGGGTGTAGCTGCGCCGCCAGGCGTCGTAGATGTCGACGGTGTTGCTGGGGAGCGGGTAGGTCGACTGCCCCGGTATGTTGGGGATGACGAGCGGCTGGTCGCCGATCAGCCACAGCGAGGGGCCGCGGTTCGGCAAGTGCGCAAACATCAGATTGAGTGAGCGCCGGGCCTCGATGATGTGCTGGCTGTCGAGCTCGCGGGCGCGCATCTGGATGCGGCTGAACGCCTCGAGCACCATTTCCGAGCCGGTCGGGTTGTAGCTGTAGGTGGCGCTGGACCGGGGATCATTCGGCACCAGACCCGGGTCGGCCGGGAGGGGAACAGGAGCGGCCATCTAGACCCCTCCGTTAGCTTTGGCCGATGCCGGGATACTTCCGGTGAACGGCGGCGCGCACCTGTGCCTTCTCGGCGGACGTGCCATGCTGCGAGACGCGGGAGAGCGCATTGCGCGCGTGGCTCTCGTCATTGATCGGGTAGGAGCCCGATCCCTTACCTTCCGGCCCTTCGCCCTTGCCAGGCAAGGCGAAGTCCGAACTGGGCAGCGAGCGGCGATCCGCCGCGGAGAGGCGCCCGCCCGACTTCTTGCTGCCGGGAGCGCCGAAGCCGACCTCTTCGTTCCAGTTCTCCGGGTAGTCGCCGCTGCCTTTCCCCATGTACTCGGCCGGGATCTCCGTGCTGCGCCCCGCCCGCATCACCGCGTCCATTTGCGTGGGGGTCAGGCTTTTGAGCATTTGCTGGATGGCGGGGCTACCAGGAGGAATGCCACCACCCCCCGCGCGCCGGGCGCGACCACCCACCTTCCGCTCGTTCGCGGCGCTGGGAGGATTGTTGGGGTCGGCAACACCGTAGGACGGCCCCATCCCCGGCTCTTTATTGGTCTGGATGCCCGGGAATTTCCCGACCGGACCCAGCGGGTTCAAGCCGATCTTCGCCGGCGGCGGACCCTCGGCGATCGGACCAAAGCGATGCGGGCTGTACGGCACAACATCACCGCCGCCCTGATACCGGGTCCTGCCGCCGCGCTTCCAGCCCATCTGGCTGCCGGGACCGCCAAGCTCCTGTCCTAGAGCCTGCGACGTCATGCGCGCCGGTCCGCCGCCGGGCTTAACGATGCCTTTCCCCGAATAGTATTGATAGGGATCAGGCTCAGTAAGGATCTGCTTCACATTCGCGCGGGCAGTAGCACCGGTGGCGGGCTCGTCAGAGCCGCCTTCGGCATACCGCGTTCTGCCGCCCGCAGCCCTGCGGCTGTGACTACGGGCACCTACCCCGGGCCGGGTTCGTCCGGTACGTTGACCCCCTCGTGACCGCGGCTGTCCTTGGTCTCCTTGGGCTGGTGGATGGCCGACCCCTCGGAATAGACCGAGCCCCCTTCGCGCCGGCGTACCCGACCGCCACGGTTCATGCCGTCGTCGTCCTCGTCCTCTTGCGGCCTGCCGCCGCGAGCCCGGCGACCGCGCGGCATCTTGTCGGCCCGGCCCATTTCCGCACCACCTCCGGCAATCCCGCCGAACTGGCGCTTCTTCCTGCCACCACGCCCGAAACCGCTCTCGCCCTCATGGACCTCGTCCATCGTCGGCGAACCCTCGGCGTTGTAGACGTGAACCCCGGCCTTGCCGCCCCGAGCTCTGCGCCCACGGCGAACACCGCCGCCAAATGCCTTGGGATCGTGCGGCCGGTCCATTTCCAATTTCGATGCCATTTACTCGACCTCCACATGGGCAGAGCCAAATCGGGCTCATCGATGGCTACCGCAAATTACGCGTTTTTCCTGTGGTTCTCAATCTCTGATCCCGGACTGCAGGAACGTTGCGGCAACCGATCCATTGCCCGCGGTGATCGTCGCGCGCACCGCCGACACCGGGTTCGTATAGTTGGTCGGGTTGAGCGTCGCGGTCAGACCGCTGAACCCGGTCGGCGAGAACGGCACCGGCACCGGCGGCACGCTCGGGATCCCACCCAACGCCGAACCCAGCGCAACCGGCGCCAAGGGGCTCGCCAGCGCAAACTCGATCGAATAGGTCGCGGTGCCAGTCAGCGCCGCGGCGACATCGACATTGAAGACGCTCTGCTGATTGTTGAGGATTACCCACGGGGTCGAGCCGACCGCGTTGGTGCCAACCGACACAGCGCCGCTCACTCCCGCCGTCGGGACAACGCTGGTAACGGTCTGAAAATCCTGTTGCGTCGCGACCGAGCCGGCGCCGGTTGTCGGGATCGGCACCGTCTCGCTGATCTGCGCGCCGCCGGCGTTGGTGCCGATGACCAGCACCGTGCCCGCCACGGCCTGGGCGGGATAGGTGATCAGCACCCGCCGCTGCGTATCGAGGATTACCGGGTTGGCGGCCAGGGTCATCGGCGTGCCGATGGTCACGGCCTGCGAGGCCGCGACGATAGTCGCCGAAGCCGCCGCTAGGGCCTTTGTGAGGTTAACCGGCCGCGCCATATCAGAATTGCGTCACCCCCACCACGTTAGCCGTGTACGCCGCCAGCGAGGCCGCGACCGCCTGCGCCACCGAGAGGCCACCGAACAGCTGGAACCGGTTGGTGCCGTTGGAGGCGCTCTGCAGCGCATAAGTGCCGCGCACGTCGCCGGTCAAAGCGGTCGCCGGCGAGGTCGTCACCGCCGCGGTGTAGCCGGTCGGCGAGGTGATCTGCGCGCCCGCCCAGTAACCCGTCGCATAGGCCCCGGGAAACGCCGCCAGACGCATCGGCAGACCGTAGGTGTCGGTCGTGCCCACGGTGTAGGCGTGGACATCGGTGAACTGCGGGACGATCGAAATGATGTACTTGAACGCCTTGAGGCTCGCCGCGCTGACCGCGCCGGCGCCGACCGTGATGTTCTGGTGCGTGATCTGCCCGTAGACATCCATGCCGGTGACGACAAAGACACCGCCGGTGCCGCCGGCCACGCCGGTGATGTTGATGCAGCGCGACAGCGCGCGGGTCGGATCGAAGAACTGGAACGCCCCCGAGGCGCCGCCGCCGACATAGCCCGAGGGCCCGTCGAGCGCGAGCGCGCCCGCCGGCACCTGGGCGCCGAGCGGCACCGGCAAGGCCAGCCCACCCGCACCGATCACGGTGATCGCCGCGGTGGTCGCCGTCGCCAGCGCCATCGGCACGCCCTGCGTCACGCTCGCGACGTTGGCGATATTGTTCGCCGCCAATGCCTGCGGCACCGCATCGATGAGCGCGATCCCGGCCGCACCGGTGTCGTACCAGCCGCCGTCCTGGTTGGCGTAGCCGCCGGGGCCGAGCGGTCCCTGGCCGCCGCCACGCGGCATCATCCTGGGATCGCGGATGCCGTTGCCGCCATGCAACAGCGAAGGCGCAATGTCGGAATTGTAATCGAGTGTCGCTGCCGGGCCACCGGTCGGCGGCGTCGGCCCCACCATCGGCGGGCGCTGGCCGTTAACCGAGAGCGGGCCGTCTAGGGCCGATACAGACATCGAGGTTCCTCCCGGTCTTTAGGCCGTCGGCGCCGAAATCCAGATCCCGCGGGGATTGCGGATGCCCACGCCGTAACGCTGGTAGGCGATGATGAGTAGGTTGCCGGTGACGGGGTCGACCTGCAGGTCGAGCTCAAACGGCACACGCTCGTAAGAGACCAGCCCGCGGATCGTCGACAGCACCGCCCAGAGGAAGGGCGAAGTGAGGTAATCCATCACCTGGTAGCCTTCCTCGAGGCCACCGCTCGACAGGAACGCGGTGATGTCGTTGCTGTTGGTGCCGGGGCGGAGCTCGGCCTTGCACAGGCGCTCCGCGGTGAACTCGAGCGCGATCGGCACCACCAGCTTGCGGCCCCGCGCCAAGAGGCGCAGACCGGCCTGGTCGGGGAAGACGCGGATCTGCTGCAGCGCGTATTCCAGCGCGCTCTCGGCCAGATCGAGATCGGGCGACGGTCGGTTGGCGTAGGAGCCGTTGTCGATCGGGTGCGCGGTCGACGCCAAGGGTTGGTTGTCGCCGAAATAGAGCGGGTTCACCACCGTCGACTGATTGATCACGTTGGCGTGAACAATCTCCTCGGTCTGGGCGAAGCTCTCGGCGAGACCGATCGACATCGGGCCGAAATGCTCTTTGTAGAGGTTGTCGTCCAATGCCTCGCGGGTGATCGCGGTTCCGAGGCCATAGGCGTTGTGCTCGATCTGCCAGATGAAGCGCTCGCCCGGGGCGTTGTCGAAGACCGTCGCCGATCCTTCGTTCTTCAGCTGGGCGAGGCCCGTGTAACGCATTTCGGCGATGCGCTCCAAGCTCATCTTGGAGTGCCCGCGCCAGAACACGTTCGGCCATTGGCGCACAATTTGTGGGTACTTGCCCTCGACCCCCGCAAGCCCTGGCAGGAGGAGATCGCGCTCTGAGCCTCGTGTGACAGGCATGTCTCAACTCTCCTCTGCGAAGGCTTCTTACGGGATCGTCAGGTTGTTGAAGACGACCTGGATCTCGTTGTTGATCGAGGTCGGGTCGCTCTCCGGGTTCCCGACAATGCCGTAGACCTTGAAGGGCAAGGATCCGGGCGTGGCGTTCATCTGGCTGTCGTCGGCCATGTAGCTCGACAAGCCGTTGAGCGGGTTGCCGCCGGCGCCGGCGTTGAAGTTGATCCCGTACCCGACCTGCGCCTGGGTCACCGGGTTCCCCGAGAGGCCCGTGGTGCGGCACTGGAAGACGACGTTGGAAAAGCAGTTGGCGCGCATTTCGACCGTGCCGCCGGGTTGCACGTCACCCGCGACGCCGGTCCAGAAGTTCTGCCGCAGGCGCATGCGCGCGGTGATGCTGTTCCACATGAACAGGCTGTCCGCCACACCGCCGATCGGCCCGCCGCCGCCGACAAATGCCGCCGGGGCGAAATAGCCGCCGGCGAGCACCGCGAGCACGTCGCCGTAGAAGATCTTCTGCGCCGAGGCCGGGTTGATGAACCCGGTGTAGGCACCGAAGTTCGGGACGCCGCTGCTGTCGATCAGCGCGACAGGCCGGAAACCGTATCCAACTGTCGGGTTTGCCATCGCTAAAAAGCCTCCGCCGCGTCTGGTGGTGCCTCGTCCGCCGGGCCGTATTGCCGGCGCATCTGCGTGTACTGCCGGCCGATCTCTCGCTCCGACTTCTCGCGCTGCCGGCGCAAGTGATCGTTGATCTGCGAGGCCGCTGCCGTGTCGCGCTCCCTCTCGGCCTGCTGGGAGAGAGCCTTGGGGCGCTTCATCAGCACCAAATTGTCGTTGAACACCGGATCGTCGGCCTGGACCTCGTCCTCGATCCCCAGTTCGATAAAGCGCTTGTTGACCATGTGCCCCGGCTTGTAGCCGGACTTCGACGGGTGATCCGCGGCCCGGCAGAATTTCCACCCGCCGCGCTGGTAGTCGTTGAGCCGCCGGTTCTTCAGTGTCGAATACGGCACCCTGACCGAGGCCCAGATGTAGTCCATCCCCGGCTCGCGCTCGCGCGGGTCGAGCTCGTATTTCTCCGACGGCTCGGTCGGGGTCAATCGGATGTACTCGTCGTCGCGGTCGGGATCGCGCCCGTTGTCGCGGGCGGTGTCGAACTCGATCGCCGCGGCGACCGGGATCTTGGGGTCGGGCTTGCTGTCGAGCACCGGCGGCAGGTTGGTGCGCTGCGTGTTCATGCGATCGCCGCGTCGCGGGCCCAGCTGCGCCGGCGCGTGTTGGCGTGACTGGGGTGATGAAGGTTGTGGTAGTACCATTCGGCGACTTGCTGCGGCGTCCAGCCCGCCGCCTTGTCGCCCTCGATCGTCTCGACCAGCGAGTGGGCGGCGGAGAGTTCCTCGGCGGAGAGCGACACCCGGCCACTGGTGACGTTGCGCCCGTGATCCTGCAGGGTGCGCCGGGACGGGGCCGCGGCTCCCGAGATCCCGGCGCCGCCGCGTCCCACGGCACGTTCCTGCGGCTCGACCGGCGCGTCGCCGTTCGCTTGCTGCGTCCTTAGCACCGGGGTCTCCACTTGCGGCGTGGCAGAGGGCAGGTCGATGGTGTGGCGTTGCTGCGGCGGCCGGTTGTCCTCGCCGGTATCGGAGAAGGCTTCGCCGTCGTCTCCCCCGCCGACGTCGCCCCCGTCCTCGACCGCCCGGTTGATGTGATCGAAATACTGTTGGCTGTTGCGCTGGTAGCCGTGGACGTTCATCGCCTCGGAAGCGGCACTGTCCACCTTGTGCTTGTAAGCGGGGTCGTTCATGTAGCCGGGGTGGCGGTCGATCCACGCCCGCTCCTCGTTGCTGTAGCCGGCGAGCGGGTCGGCAACCTGCCGGGGCTGCGATTGCGACAGTTGCGAGGCTTGCTGTTCCCAGTAGCGCTTCTCGCCCTCAAGCTGGGCGAGCCGGGCCGACTGCTCGGCCATCGCCTGGGTGACTTCCCCCGCTTCCTCGAAATTGCCTTCCTGCTGCAGCGCCACCCATTTCTGCCGGGCCAGCGACTGCGCCGCCTTGACCTGCTCGATCGCGTTGGCAACGCCCTGCAGATTGCCGGCGACCTGGCCCTGTGTCGCCTGGTGCGCGGTGGCGTGAGCGCTGTTCGCTTCCTGGGTCAGTGCGGCGTTGCGGCGGTTGGCGGCGTCGAGTGCGGCCCGTAACGTAGAGATATCGTCGGGCATCGTTACCTCACGCGATCAGATCCGGCCGCGTGATGCGCAGCAGGATGTACTGGTCGTTGACGAGCCGGCAGGACTTGGTCTTCAGCTTGAAGGACGCGCCCTTGAGGTACGTGTAAGAGACCCACTCGCCGACCTTTGGCGGGTCGGGGTCGTTGTCCTTGTCGACAAACCAGGACTTGGTCTTCTCACTCTTGTACGCATACGGCCCCAGCTTGAGGATGAGGCCGGTGACGCCCTGGTAGTCGTACTCGTCCGCGCTCTTCTGCGTGAGGATCAACCCGCCGGCGGTCCTGCGCTCTTGGTCGGGCTTCCAGGTGGCGACAAGAACGTCAGCACCGCCGACCTTGATCTCGTCCAGCACATCGCCGATTTCGGCGAAAATCCGACGCCGCTCCTCGTCGGGGTCGATCTGAAACTGCACCGCCTGCGAGATTAGCTGGTCAGACATCCCCTTCCCGCCCAGGAAACCACACTGAAAAACCGTACATTAAAATGACGCGGGAATTGGGCGCTTGTCAAACATCACAGAAAAAGCGTGTGGTTTAGCTCTTACTCTTCGGGGTGACGCAGCGGTGCCGGGGGCGCCAGTTCGACGTCGCGACCCGCCGCAACCTCGCGGATCAGATCGCGAATGCGCTCGAGCTCGTTAAAGCGCGCGGTCTGGGAAAGATACTCTTCGGGGCTGAGCGCGCCCCCCATGACCTCGCGGATGATGGCCCGCTGATCGGCCAGCAAACGCTCGAGAAGCCGGGACCACTGGTCCGGGTTGTCGGGATCTACGTATCGTCCGCCGGGTCCGAGCAACTCTTGTCCTCGATCGCCACCCCGTAATAGCCGCTGTCGATCGCTTCCTCGAGAAGATCCTGCTGCACCCGGACGATGTCGCGATGCACCGGCGCGTAGTTGCTTTTGAGAAGCGCCGGGTTCTTCGCGTATTGCTGCGCCGCCGCAATGAGGCCCGGCGCCTTCGCCTCGTCCTTGGCGAGCTCCTGCGCCAGCCAGAAGGCGATGTCGGTGTATTTCTGGTACGCCTCGCCCAGGATCATCTTGAGGCGGATCGTCGTCGAGGCAGAGGCGGCCTCAAGACCGGCCTGGAAGACCTCGGCGATCTTCTCGACATGCCCCTCTTCGCCCCTCGCCGGGACATCCGCCTCGATGTGGATGTCCGGGTTTAAGGGCGGCTTGACAACCGGGTTCTCGTTCACTGAACCAGATTATGCGTTGGTCTCGGTGCGGGTCACCCGTCCGTGCCCGGCCTGGTAAAGGTCGAGCTCGTCGCGCACCCATGCCTTGACATCGTCCGGCACGGCGCCGCCGCTGGTGTTGGGCGGCGGTCCGGCCTCTTCCGGCGGGGTTTCGGGCGGGGTCTCCGGCGGGGTCTCGGGCGGTGTGCCGGGATCGACAGGTGGTTCGGTGCCTGACATCGGTCTCGCTCCTATGATCGGTGGGAGTTGATCACGCGAACGCTGCTGGCGCGGATGCTGCGGGCGATGGCTGTGGGCCATTACCCTCGCCCGCCCTCGCAATAAGGAAGGTGCTTGGCTTTCTCGAGACGCCCGGGGCCCGACGCCGAGCCGGCGGTCATCGGCACCCGTCCCGGGCCGCACTCGCCGCCATTCGCCCTGCCGCCGCGCTTCATGTTGTCGTCGCCGACATCCATGTCGCCGGGACCAGCCTGGGCCGCTGCGGTCTCGATCGCCTGTTCGGGACGCTGCTGCTTCATCGGCAATGTGTCGTCGGGCTGACGCGCGCCTTCCGGCATGTCCGCCCCGGCGGAGAACGCCTGGCCTTTTGGCTTCCGGGCGCGGATCGACCCGCCCTTGGCGTAGCAGTCCTCGTCCGAGCCGGCGCGACCGCCTCTGGCTCTCGCCGTCCCGCCCATGTTGGGCGGCGGCGGTACCGCACTGCCGCCCGGACCCGGACCGATCGGCGCCATCGCCGCGCCGGGAGCCGGGCCACCCGGCATCGCCGCCGGACCACCCATCTGTCGTCGCGCTCGCCCGCCTGCCGCCATCCCCGGCGGACGCATTCCCGGCGGCGGACCACCAGGGGGCATCCCCGGCGGCGGACCGCCCGGCGGCAAGCCCGGGGGCGCACCCATCCCCGGAGGCGGGCCACCCGGAGGCATACCCGGCGGACCACCGGCACCCGGTGGGGGCATCGGCGGTCTGGGCGGCGGCATCGGCGGGCGTACCGGCGGCATCGGCGGACGCGCCGGCGCACCACCAGGCCCGCCTGCGCCCTGCGGAGCGATGATGATCTGGATCCGGTTCTTGTCCTTGGCGTCGCCGTTGCCCTTGGCGCGGCCTCTGGGCGCACGGTCGGCCCGGGCCGGCTCCATCGGCCCTGCCGCACTGCCGCCAAACTGCAGCCGCAATCTCGTCTTCTTGCCGCCATGAAGCTGCTCGTCGTGCTCGCCGATCGCCCGCTCGATCTCGTGGTCGATGAGGCGCTTGTCGGCCATCGCGTCGGCATTCTTCGCCAACTGGCGCGAGATCTGGAAATGCCCGCCCTTGGCGCCGTGACCGTGACCGGTCGTGTTGAGGACGCGCCGAACCCGCTTGTTGTTCAAACTCTCATGGACGTAAGCCATCAGCGCTCTCCCGGATTAGGCATAACGCTATCATCATTTCCTCGGTCGCCCAAATCGGTCGCGTTTTACCGGCTGGGGCAGCATCGCGACCTGACGGCGGCGCTCGGCCTCGACACTGATCTGCGCCTGGACAAGCTGCGCGATCATCTGCGGCGGGAGCTCACGCGCAAACCGCGCCACCGCCTCGTTGAGGATCCGGTTGCAATCCGGCATGGTGATCGGCTTCTTGCTGTCGATCAGTTGGGTCGCGACAAAGTCGCCGATCCGGTTTCCCAGGTCCTGCCACGCCGCCTCGCGCCGCAGCTGGGCGAGTTCCAATTCCACGTGGAATTTAACCGGGGTTAACACGCCGCCGGTTTCAGAAAGACGACCCGGGTCGAGCCGTCGATGATGCTGTCAAAGGTCTTGCCATAGACCCTTCGGAGCTCCTGCGCGACATCCTGCACGATGTCCTGAGAGATATCGGTTGCTAGTCGGTATTGCACTTCTGGATCGGCGTTTTCGCGTATGAGTTCGACGATCCTGTTCTTTAACGCGACTGCCTCGTGCCGCCAGGGCGTCACCACATTCGGCCGATAGACACATGCGGAAGATACCGACATCTTAGACCCCCGAGGGAATTACACAGGGACCGATGATATCCTTATCGGAGTAAAACATCCCACTCGTTGTGAGGGGGTCGCCGATGAAGAGCCATTCCTTGCCGCTCCACTCGCCGACGATCGGCCCCTCCTCGGTCCTGAGCCAGTAGAGCCCGGGGGCGCGGCGGGCACCCTCGAGGCCCAGATTGAACCAGTGCATGTGGCGGCGGACGAAGCTGGGCATCGGGTTGTCGTGACTGCCGGCGCCCAGACCGGCCTCGTAAGCGGCCTGCCGGGCCTGCCTCTGCCGGTGATTACCTTCGGCGATCGCCTTCTCGTCGTCGGAGAGGCGGCGCTGGGGGTCGTAGAGTTCGGCGCCCTCGACCATGCGCGGCACTAGCCGTGTGTGTTCCTCGCTCAATCCGCCGCCTCCTGTTCGGGTTGCGCCTGCGTCCCGATACCTAACGCCGCTTCGTGATGCAGCTTTGTGACCTCGCCCATCTGTTTGATGTTCTCGACCCGCTGCGTCGTCTCGTTCTCCGCCGCGGCCTTGGAGGCATCGAGAGCCATTTTCTCGCGCTCGATCTGGTTCTTGTCGTCCGCGATCTGCTGTTCGCCGATCATCTGCTGCTGCTTCGTCTGGCTGTCGATCATCTTCGCCTGGACCCGCGGGTCGGGCTGCTGCTGCCCGGCGTTCTGCATCGGCGCCACCAGGAACTTCGTCGCGTCCTTGCCCAGATCGGTGATGATCTCTGAGAGCACGGCGCGGCGGTCCATCACGTCGGGCGCCTGCTGCGCCAGGAGCCCCAGGACGTTGTCGACCATCAAGCGATGGATGCGCGAGGGCACGTTGGGGTCCGAGGCCGGACGCAGCGCCAGGTCGGTGAACTCCTCGGCCCGCTCCCACTGCCTTCGCTGCGCGTTGGGATCGCTGGGCCGCTCGCGGGTCAACACCCACAGATCGTTGGGACGCTCGGCGAAGAGTTTCCTGATCTTGTGAAACTCCTCCTTCTGCGCATTGTGATTGCGCTTATAGACCTCGGCGAAGGTCTGCACCTTGTCCTCGACAAAGGCCATGATCGTGCCGACCGGGATGTTGGTGCGCCCCTCGCCCGTCTCCAGCATCACCGAGCCCGCCAGTTCGCGCGAGTGCTGGCCGATCAGTTCGGTGAACTGCACCAAGGCCGGCGACACGTCCTTGTAGGGCATCGGCATGAACATCTTGCTGAGATCAACGCTCAGTGGCGCGTCGACATCGGTAAACTCGCCCGGGGCCGGCGCGATCTCGTTGGTCGCGGTGCGCGCGTTCTTGTTTTTGATGCCGCCGGGGAAGTTGGAGAACATCCCCGTGTCGATGAGAAGCCGCCAGCACGCTCTGAGTGCTCGCGTCTGATTGCCCAGTAGCTGCAGAAACCCCCAGTCGTGAAAGCCGAACCCCGGCACCAGGCCGAACTTCACGTACATGTTCTGCTTCAAACAGAGCGGGTCGGAGGGGTCCCAGTTGCGCCACATGCCCAGGACCTGCTGCGAGTTGCGCTCGACCGCGACCTTATAAGGGAGCATCAGCCCGTCAGGGGTTCGGCGTTCCCAGTAGCCGTCGATGATGTGATGGTCGATGTCGATGTCGAGATCGCATTCCAGGATCTCGTAAGGCTGGTCCTCCGGCCTCGCAAAGCCGCCGATGGTGATGCCTTCGGCCTCCTTGATCTTCCTCTGGGCCGAGCCGCCGAACATCATCGACCCCGGCATCCCCAGTTCTATTCTGCGGTATTGCCCGACAACCTGCATCCGCAACAGCTGCGACTTCGTCATGTCGATGCGGTGGGTGACGCGCACCGCATTCTGCAGGTCGGTCGCTTCCTCGGAGACGATGAGGTCGGGAGCGAGCACGCTTTCCGAGACCGGGCGGCGGCGGATCGGGCAACGGAACACCTTCTTGTATCCCAGGCCGCAGAACGCCTGGCCCATCAGCATGTGCCCGGTGTCGGGGTAATACTCGGTGGCAACGTCGGTGAAATAGTAGTTGAGGTCGGCCTCGAAATTGTTCGCCCGCTGCTCCTCCTCCAACGGCACGTTGCCGATCGTCGGCACCTTCGCCGGCCCCATCGCCGGGAGCATTTCAGCCGAGGCGCCGGCCTGGTACTTGACCATCGCGTCCAGCATCAGCGGGTGGCCGATCCGACTGACGTTGCGCCGCGCGCCTCTGGTCCCGATCTCCTCGATCTTCGACCCGATGAGGTCGATCCCCTTGTTGTACTGGTCGATCCAGCCCTGGCGCGAGGTGATGTCGGCGTCGACCCCCTGGATCACCTCGGCGCCGATATTGCTGAGCACCCGGCCCTCGAGCCCCAAGGTGATCGCCAGGTTCTCGTCGAACGGCGCCGGCGGGCGCGGGATGTGGACCGCCGGCGCCGGAAGATCCTCTTCCTCGATATCGGGGCCGTCGGCGCGGACGGTGACCGCCATCCCCGTCCCGGTATCGATCACGATGCCGCTGTCTTCACTTCCCTGCCCCACGCGGTTATCGAAAAGATCAGGCGCTCGCTGGGGCTGCGTCGGATCTTGATTGTTAAAGCGGCCAGCTTCCTGACCGGCGATCTGGGGCCGGGGCGGCGGCGGCAGGTTGAGCGCACGCGGGTCAGACATGCCTCCGCATATAACACGAAAATCCTGTGGTTCTCTAGGCGGCTCCGGCGCCGCCTAAATCAGTGGTCACCTACCTTCATGTACTGGGTGAAGGCGTCGGCATAGGCCGAGATCGTGTCCGGGCTGCGATCGGCCTCGGGCATCGCGGTCAGCGCCTTGATCGCCAGGTCCAAAGCGGCGCTTCTGATCTGCCGCTCCATCTGCACCTCGGCGACGGCGCGCTGCTGCGCCATCTGCTGCACCACCGGCTCCAAGTGGCGCAGACGCGTGTCCAGCGCCAGGATCGAGTTGCCCGGGGAGAGCGCCTCCAGTTGCTTGATGCGGCCCGCCAGCATCTTGAGCATCAACGGCGCCGTGGGCGCGGTCAGGATCATGTCCAGATCGTCCATCATCGGCTCGGCCGGCACCGGTTCCGCCGGCGGCTGGGCTGGCCGGCGTCCCGGACGGCGCGTCTCGGGCACCTCCGAGGCCACTTGCGGCGGGGTCGGTTGCGGCTGCGGCGGTTGCGCCGCCTCCTCGGGGGCCTGGCCGTTCACGGCTTCGTGAGCCGCCGGGGCGCCGAACCCTTCCTCAAACAGCGCCGTGGTGTCGCGATCCTTGGTGCTTCGCCTGTCGCTCATCCTCCACCCTCCGTCTGCCTTCCTCGGTGCGCCGCATGCCTCGACGATGCTCGCGCATGTAGGCGCGTTGCCACGCCGCCTTGTCAAAGCCTTCCGGTGTCTGCTTCAGACGCCCGCGACCGCGCTTGGGCGGCGGGTCGGACAAGCCGACCGCGTTCCGCGCCGAACCCGGCGCAGCGTAAACCGCAGTCGTCTTGTCTGGACCGGCCCCGACAACGGCTTGCGCCACTCCCGGGGCCGGGGCCTTATCTCGAGGTGCAATGACCAGCACCCTATGCTGATAAGGAGATCCAGCCGCATACCAACGTTGCTTCGCAAAGATCGGCCCATGACGTCGCGCCACTTGCGCCCATTGGCAATCGCAATAATTCCATGTGGAACCGCTGTCGCAAAACGGGCACCGCTGCACTGACGCCATAGGCTTCTTACACTATGCTCCGGCAATCATATAGGAGCCGTCAGCCATTTCGACACGGGTGCCCGGCGGGCACCACAGCGTCTCGGTCCACATCGCGTCATGGCCGGCGGCCTGCAGCATCCGCCAGATCTTGTAGGCGCGATCCTCCTGGCTCACCCCATCGATCGCCTTCCACTGCCGGGGAACCGCGATGTCGATACCGGCCATGTCCTTGAAACGACCGCTTTCCACCCGGATCGGCAGGGTCTCGCCGTTCGGCCCTTTCATCACCGCGTTGCAGAACCACACCGCCATCAATCCGCGCCGTTGGCGCTTCACGATGATCATGGTTTTCGGCTTCCTTACCGCTTCAATTTGCTCGGTCATTTCTTCGGTCATCGTCGTTCCTCTCTTGTTCCATTCGCTCGTAACCGACGGCGACGACTTCGCCGTCCTGGGTGGTGTAACGGAGCTCGATCCCGGCCGAATTGAAGATCCAATCGGGGGTCGCCATCACCTGTTCGGTCGCCGCTTTCGCCAGCTGCAGAAACTGCTCCTTGGTCACCGCTTTTCACCCCCTCGTCTGCATCCATGTCACCCACATCGACAGCGCCACCATGAACAGCGCGTAGCCCCAGAAGAGCGCCCAGTGATGCCCCGGTCGTTTGACGTGACTGTCGAACCACTTCTCGCTCACTCACACCTCCTCGTAGAGCTCGCGGATCCCCTCGCGGCTGGGGGCGAAGAGCGCGTTGCGCCGTTTCTCGGCCTCGTATTCGTAACTGAGCGGCAACAACCCGTACTCCCGCATATAGATCAAGGATCCACTGACCGTGTCGGCCAGGTCGTCGTGTTTGGCACGTGGAACGGCAGACACTTGGTCGATGACCGTTCTCGCCCACTGCTTCCCCGGCGCCCACACCATGTCGTTGGTGAAGAGCGCGGTGCAGGTGACCAGCCGCGCCACCTTGTCGCCTCGCCCGGTCGGCTCGAAAAACTCGATCCTGTAGGGCCAAGGCCGGGTCAGCCGTTCCAGTTCGGCATTTAGATCGACACCGCGGGTCTTCTTTTCAATGACCACCGCATCGACTTCGCCCAAGGTCGCCATGTCGTGAACGATCTCGACCAGGCCCTTGTCATATTGCGGGACCGTCGGATCGCGCCGGTCGTAATGCCCGCCTCTGAGCGGCACCCTTCCCTGCCAGGCTTGCATCAGCATCGCCCTGGGCGCGTCGTCCTTAGAATGCCACACCCCCCACCGGGTGATGGCGTTGAACGAGTTGCGCTCGACATCGGCCTCCGAATAGGCGGTATCGACAAAGAGCATGCGGAAGCTGGTGTCGGGGTAGACGATCTTGACTTCCGCCTTGGCCCCGCACATCGGGCAGGTGACGGCCGACCCCTGCGGGCTCATCGTCTGTTCCCACTGGCAGCGGTAGCACTTGTAGGGCAAGAGATTGCCGGCGTCGCGCTCGGCGTCGTCGGGCCACAGGCGCCACCAGGCTTCCTTGATGACGCCGCCACCGCGCGGAACCGGCGACTGCTGCAACTGGCCCGCCGTGCCGTATTCGCCTAGTTCGTTCTCTTCGGCGGCGACCGCTTCGGCGGTCCACCTTCGGGGCCACAGGAGCTCGCCATCCTCGCGGCGCGGGTCGTCCTCGATCTGGCGAAGCGTGTCCAGCTTCATCGGGAACATGATGTGCTTGGTCCGGCCGCGCCAGTTCTCGAGCGCGTAGTTGGTCGCGTCGTCGCGGTGCAGGCGCTGCATCACCAGGGTGCGGGCCGAATGCCTGGGGTTGTTCACGCGCGTCACCAGGGCGCGCATACCCTCCAAGGTCTCGGCCCGCTGCAGGTCGCTCTCCGCCCCCTTGACGTGATGCGGGTCGTCGATCAGTTGCCAGATGCCGCCGCGCCCCAGGACGCCGCCCTCGATCGAGTTGCTGACGCGCCCGCCGCCGGCCTCCAGTTGGAAATTCGACTTGTTCTGCTGATCCTCGCGCAGGCTGACCTGGTGACCCCAGTGCGACTGATACCACTCGCTCATCACCAGGCGCCGGTTCTTCGTCGCGATCTCGTCGGTCAGCATCTTGTTGTAGGAGAGGCAGAAGAACTGCACGTGCGGCCCCATGCGGTGGTTCCACTTCTCCTTCGGCTGCGCCCAGATCCAGCCCGGCAGCGCCACCGAGCACAGCAGCGACTTCGTCGTCCGGGGCGGCTGGTTGACAATCACGTTCTGGTAATCGCCATATGCCTGCGCCTCAAGGTAGCCAGCGATGACTTCGTGATGCCAATTAAGATCAAGCGGCTCCGGTTCGCCGATATGCGGCCACGCAGCGATCAGGAACTCGACAAGACTATCTTCGCAGCGCAGACGCTCGTCCTTCTGCTGCTCGACCGTAATGTGTTTGGAGATCTTCTCAAACAGCTTGGGGTCCACCTTCATCAGGACCTTGAGGTCATTCTCGGTGAGACCGGCCAGCTTCTCCAGGATCTCAGGCGACGTCGCCATCACGCCGGCTCCGGGCCGTGAGCCAGCTTCAATGACATCGGCCTGCCGTCATGCACCGCGGTTAGCGCCTCGGTGGTGACCCCGGCGATGAGGGCGAACGCCATTGCGTAGCGGGCGTCGACATCCGACCCCTCGGGGAACGGGTAGACCCCGATCGCCACGTCGCGGATCGTCGACAGGAGCCGCTCGGCCACCACGTTGTCGCTCATGCCGCCTTCCTCTTCGCCGAGCATTCGCGGCACCAGCAATCGCTGTGGATCGTCGGGTCGGGGCGCTTCGTCCAGCCGCGCACCCGCAGCGCCAGTTCGACCCCGCGGTCGAGCGGGATGTCGTCGCTGTCCAGCCCGACCTCGTCATACGCCTCGCAGTCGTTGCACGTCAGGCACAAAAACCAGCGCTTGGTCGGGTAGGGATTGATGCTCTCGTCCTGCAGCAAGACATACATCGCCGTCTCCTCAACTATTGCTGCCCCGCGGCGAGGTGTCGACCGTAGCCACGGCGTCCGCCGCCCGGGTCAATCCTTCGGCCATCTTCCTCGCCGTCTGGGGATCCAAGGCCAGCCAGGTGAGCCCGGTGCCGAAATCTATCCGCACCAGGCCCTTTCGTCTGTCCGGGGTCACCGCCAGCATCAGATCGCCCTGGTCGTCCTGGTTGAGCCTGCCCTGCGAAAACGAACCCATCGGGCCCAGCTTCGTCGCCTTCTTCGGGCCCGTCGGCCTCCTGGTCATGGTTTCTCCTCGCCAACCGGCTCCCGGGGGCCGAACCCAACTTCGTCGTCGTTCTGCGGCGTGAGCGGTACATCGGTCAGCGGCTCATACGCCACCCACTTCGGCGCCTGATACCCCGGCACCGGCGGGTCGTACTTCGATCGGGGATACTGCAGCGGACCCTGTTGCCGCTGCGGGTCAGGATAGGGCGGGATCCGTGCAAGCTCCGGCGGCGCCCGGCCCAGCCCCACCGCCAACTGCTCGGTGAGGCGCGGGATGACCCCCTCCAGCCGCTTCCACAACACCTCCGGCGAGCGCTCGCATCGGAGCGCCACAATCGCATACTCGAGCTCCGAAATCGCCCGCATCAGCCCACCGTTGGCCGAATACAGCCGAAAGAGCATTTCGCCATCGTGTTCAGCCATTTAGCCCCTCCACAGCGTTTTCACGCACACACTATATATATAGAGGCCGCTTCAATGACGTTTCGCCTCCCCGAAAACCGGCTCTTCCCGCTCCGCCAGAACCGGCCCCAGAAAGCTCCTCGACATCGGCTCCAGTTCATAGAGACCCTCCAAGACCATCCGCACCCCCTCGACGTGCAAACGCCACATCGGACCCGGCGGCTCGTCGATACTCGGGTGGTAGATCCGCTCGTCCGGGTCCACCCCACTCTGCAGGCACAACAACCGGCAGAGCTTCTCGATATAAGGGTCGACCCGTGCCGGGATCGGACCTGGCGCCCCGATCACAGCCCCGGCTCCTCATCAATCAACCGGCGCAGATACGCCAACGCCGCTCTCGCCTGGGCACGGACATGGTCCTTCACCGGATCGCTCGCATTCTCCCAGACCGGCGCCGCGCGAATGCCCCGGGCCTCGTCACCCTCGCGCCAGTGCGTCATGTAAATCGCCCGGGCCACCCCGTCGACCCTCTCCGCGTCGTCATCCACGATCGCGATCCCCTATATATAATGAGTGGTCAGTCGATCTGCCGCGGGTGCTTCCACGGGAAGTCCCTCTCATGCTCCAGCCTCCAGCCCAGGTACAGCCCCATCCCCATGCACACCACGATGCCGACCGCCATGCCGGCCACCAACCCAATCACCAATCCCAGAAGGAAGCCCATCCCAGCCACCCTATTCTACAACATTTGATAATTCCACGTGGAATTTACTACTGGGCGCCGGGCTGGACCGACCGCGGCGGAATGACCGCACCCGGCCGGGCCAACATCCCCCACAACACCCGCCAGCAACGATCCCTGGCCTTTTCCAGCTGCGGCACCGAACACCCGTCAAACTGACACCGCCGCTCCAACCGGTCCAACTGCCGGCACGCATACGGCCGCTCCCCCGGGTGATCAGCGGACCCGGCCAGCACTAGCCCTCCCAGAACCAGCAACGCGCTCCGAGCCATCCTTCCACGCCTCATCCCCCAACGCCTTCCGGTACGCCCTCACCGCCTCATCATACTCCCCCTGACGCTGCCGCATCATCGCCGCCGCTTTCTCCAACTCATGCCGCGCATGCTCCAACCGGTGCGAGGCGCTGCGAAACTCCTTCTTCGCCTCCGCCAGAGGTCCCGCCTTCGGCACCGCCATCACAACGCCCCCGTCAACCACCAACGACACGCGCTAACCCATAACAGCCCGCCCCCCATGCTCACCACCACCGTGAAAAACAGCCACAGCCCCCAGTTCACCCACCGCCACCCGGTCGGACCCTTCCCAACCTCCCGCACCGGCGCCCAGTCCTCCTCACTCATGGCTTCTCCTTCAGCGCGCGGATCGCGCGTGCCGCCGAGAAGCAACCTCCTGCGCCGCTTCTCTCGCAAACAAGCGCCGCCTCCTCCAGCGCCTCGGCGCGGGTCTGGCGCAGCGCGTCCGTCCATCCCGGCAACACCTGAGTTTGCCGGGATGCGTACTCGCGCCGCAGCGCATCATCCAACTGCTTGCGCAGCGCCACAATCTCATCGCGGGCGCGCCGAGCCATTATCGCTAAATCCTCGTTCTCGCCACGGGGGGAGCGCCAGTAGTCGAGCCAGCGGTCTAGTACCGCCACGATGTCGTCGTCAGCCATGTTCGGTCGTCCTCCCTAGCCAAATCCGCCGCAACCGATCGATCTGCCTCCTCCCCATCCACGCCGCCACCCGAAACCCCACCACAAACCCGATCGCCCCCACCAACACCAACAGCGACGGGTCACTCACCGCCTTTCCCCGGAATAGCCCCTACTCCCGGCCCCGGCTCAATCGACAGCGACGGCTCACCCCCCACCGGACCATCCAACAACCCCTGCCAACACCGCAGCCTCGCCGCATCTATCGCCCCAACACACGACGGACACCGCTCCAGCAACCGGTCAACCTCCTGACACGCCGCAACCCTGGGCGACGGCGCACTCACCAACAACACCACCCCCACCATCAGCCACGCCCCCATCACCCACCCTCCTTCCGACGGGCCCGACTGCGCCGCGTCGCCATCCGGGCCATAAGCCGTCGCTCATCACACTTCGGGCATTGTCCAGGAGGTGCGCTCATCTGTCTCCTCTTAGGCCGCAGCACGACAACAGGCGCCAACCTCCCCACATACGGATTACGCATCACCCCTCCTCTTGGCCCGAGCCTTCTTCATCGCCGCCTTGGAATGCTCCCTGCGACCATCGCAATAGTCACACTCACCCACCGGAGCATACGACGCCAACTTCTCTCCACGTGGAGCTCGAGCACGATCCCGCGCCACTCCACCATGCCCTCTCGTCGATGCCTCTAACTCCCTAACCGCCGCTATCGTCCGATCAATAATCGCCGGCGCCACACTCTGACGTCCCGCGGACCGACGCGACGCCGGAGGCGACACCACCACCGCCCGACGACGCAACTCCGCAGAACTCGGCCCCACGCCAAATGCCTCCTCACGCTGCCGACGACGCTGCGCCTCCTTCTCCCCAATCTTCGCCATGCTGTCCCGTCCTGATGTGTAACGGTGAAGTGTAACATGGCGATGTGTAACGGTGCGAGCCGGATTTTTCAGTTTTGGTCCGGCAATTACTGAGAGGCTAAAAGCCACGGGCGTGCGCGCCGGAAAAAAGGTGGCGGGGGTGCTTCACCCAGGCAGGCCCAAGGCCCCCCACCTCACAGCGAAAAGCGCGCCCAGTCCGCGATCCGCAACGCCGCAGCCCCATTATCCGCTGGTCTTTTCCCCGCTTTCGCCAAGCTGAGAATGCTCCTCGTACTCTGCATCACTCACCTCGCCCGCCTCGTACGCCTCAGCGACGCGCCGTTTCGCCCGCTCGATCAACGACATGGCGTCCTGCAACCGCTCGTCGTCGCTCTTCGCCGCGATGGCCTGTAACGTCTCCTGTCCCGCCTCGATCTGCAGCCTCTCGCCGAATACCCGTGGCGCAAACCGGCTCATCAACCACTGCCGCGCCTTGATGCGTAGCTCAGAACGCTTGGCGTGCTCGTGGTTGTAGACTTGCAGCACGCGTCCCGCCTTCGTCTCGATCTCCATCCAATCGTTCTTGCCATCGTCAGCGATTTCAATGATTTCGTCAGCACGAAGGTGCTGTTGGGCGTCTCGCGCGCGCGTGTAAGCCTCACCAATTTCGTCGTACCGACTAGCCCACATGAGGAAGATAGGCGCGGGTACGCCGACGTGTTCGGCGATGTGGTTGAGGGTCATGGTGCTCGATGCGACGAGGGTAACGAACTCCATCGCTTGTTCGCGGTTGAACGGGTGTTTGGGCGGCAGTCCCGCGCGCAGCCTCCGGCTTTCGGCGAGGGCGATGGCATTACGGGCGTGGGACATGTCGCGGTCGCGTGCTTGTTCATCGGCGAGGACGTCAGGTGGAACGCCCGGTCTGCCTGCCATTTGTCGCCTCATTCCACGTGGAGCCTCCACCATCC